CTTTATCTGTTAATACTAAGTCGTTTATTCCTACTTCTTCTATAGGTATATCCCCTTTGTTTGTTGTAATTAGGGTTCCTTTTGTTAGACACCTGTCAAAGTTACCAGCATCGTTGTAAGCAATCAATTCTTCTAATAAAGGTTCTGACATTATATTATATAAATTCTTTTTTCCTACTGAATTTTGTTCGTTTAACCAATCCTTTATTAAACCTTCTCCCCACTGCTTAATCTATTTATTCATATGGCAGCCCTTCTTTCTATTTACTTTAGAATTACTTACTATATCATTGATTATATCTGGTTGATCAGCAAGTAAGTAGTCACAATGCTTATTAGTAAAGTAAACAAATATACCCTTATTTTGATTCTCATACATAGCTCTAGCATTGTAGTATATAAGCAATTTACGCACATTTTCGTAGAAATCTTCTGCTGATTTAGGTCTACCAGTATACTCCGCTACTATGATATCTGAGTACTACTCTATAGACTATACTCTTTTATATATGAAACAAGAACCTAATGATGTAGTACTTGATTCGTCATAATCATATGAGTCTATACCTGCAATATATAAACCAACACTAGCATCTTTATTAGGATGTTCCCATATTACTATAGATCCAGTAGGGTCATCACCTATTAATGCTCCAGTAACTTCATCGCGTTTAGTTCTCAAAGGGTAGTGTGTTATATCTCCAGTTTTTTTAATAACCCATTTAAGGCTACCATCCGGTTGCCATACTAAATCACCTACCTATTTATGATTCTATAATTTTTTGTTAGTCCTAAGTAATGCTAACTGCTCTTGCAATTCTTTTTTAGGAAAAATGTTACCATTAAACTCTAGCATTGCTTCTGCTGGAGTAATAGGTCTTTCTGCAACGTATCTATCAACCGCTGCGTTATTAGTAGCATTAGTTATTACTACTTGCCTTTCTGCTAATATGTGTTCTAAAGACTTCTTACGGTATGTATTACCGTCCTCATCCATATATATACGTTTACCATTTTCATCACGTATATCTAAGTTAGTATATTGAGGTACAAAGAAACCGCATTTATTAGTAGTAGCAGACTCATCCCATATGTTATCAAACCCTAAACAATTATATCCATCAGGGTTATAGAACATATCCTTCATAGTCTCAAATGCAGAGCCTTCATCACCACCAGTACCCCATACTATCATAGTACCAAAGGCTATACCATCTACCTCTACAGAAGGTCTAGCGATTTGCCATGCTGCTCCTAATTCAGAGAAAGAACCACCTTCCTCAAACATAATAAGGTTAGCTTTCTTACCACGTACTACATCAGGATTATCTTTCAAAGTAACACCTATAATTTCTGACTTATAACCTAATTCTATGATATTACCATAGTCATCCTTAGTATAGAATCCAGCACGTCTACGCATCTAGGTATTAACTGATCGCTTCTTTCCCCATGCAGTATTCTTATCTATAAAGTCCATATAATCCCAAGCTTTAGTAAGAATACCATCATCTGTCAAATACTATTTATTTGATGCATATATGAAGGTTTTAGAGTATGGTATTAGATAGAAATTGCGGCATGCCATAGAACCACCTTTGTATGAAAAACCTTTACGTCTAGACTTAAGTAAGCATAAATGTTTACCCTACTCTTGGGCTTCCTATACTGCATTAAAATAGTAATAGTCGTAATCCCAGAAGTCGGGGAAAGTTACTTCATTAACACGTTTTACTTTAGTATTACCTAATTCATCTGTAGTAATATGATTGACTATACGAGATATAGGACAGTAGTTTAAATAAAAATAGTTATACCCACTAATGAAATCCCCATCATCAGCTGTATAACCATCTACACATCTTTTACTTTCCTCATCCCAGAACTTAAAATATTCTGAAGTACCTTCTGGATATACGCAATAAGAACCAGTAGCTATAAACTATAGTGCTGGCCCTCTAAATTTATTACTATTTACTATCTTCTTATTGAAGTCTACCATTCTTGTTCTTACTATTTGATGAGATTATTTAAAGCTTCTTTTATAGTTTTTCCTGTTTGTTTCTCTAATTCTCCCAACGCCATATTCCACATTTCCAGATTAATTGAATACTCATCAAGTTCGTTCTACATAAAAAAAGTTACATTCTTACCTCTAAGTTTATCCATATTAGTACGCTTTATATTTAAAAGGGGCGCGTTTCACAACGAACCCCTTTTTCTTACTTTATTAATCTTGAATTTTAGTAGAGGAGATTTCCAGTGGCTGCAACCTAGTTTCTTGAGCTAGGGTTTTATACGCTTTATATTTAGTACTCCCCACCTGGGCTAACATTACCCCAGACTACCTGTTCACGATAACTACCTATCCAACAAGTTTCCTTCTGCTATTATAGTTTCAAAGGACTAGTATTTTAAGCAGTCTGCTTGCAGTCAGACTGCATTAGTTCTTTCTTCCAAATATAACCTTTACATGTTTTAGCTCTACCATTACAAGCTCTCTGTATAGATTTATAGTCAGTGTTTACTGCCTTAGCCGCATTGTGCATTCCCATATAAGTAGCTACTAATGTATCATCTAAAGTATACTGGTAAACTAAATACTTAGTAGATGCCACTCTTAGTTTTTCTTTTTGCTCTTCAGACATCTTTTTACCTTTATTCAATCCAACCATACCTTTAATCCAGTTAGAATTGCCAAAATATACTCTATTACGTTTATGTCTCTTAACTAAAGTATATTTATTCTTTTCATACTCTTCTAACCATAATGGAATGTTAGACTTTTTATCTTCTAATTCTTCTTTAGTATATGCTGCAATGAAATTATTACAAAACGGATGGATGTAATTATTATTGCATAGTCTGCCTATATTAGAACGACTCAGGCCTGTAATAGTTGCTGCATCCTTGATAGTCCAAGCATATATATAATACCTATCAATAAAATTATATAAATGTACACGCTTACCGAATGTACCGTTTGCTACTAATTTTTTAGTATTTTCAGATACTTTCTTTTTTTGTTCTTCTGTCATTTTAAGACCCAGCACTCCAAAATCTCCTCCTTTAGTGCAATTATATCCTTCCGTGTAAGCATTGTATTTTTCAATATACTCTATTTCTAATTTGTCTAATATTTGAATTAGTTCTAAATTAGAAATATTTGGATCTGGAATAAATGATTCTAGTATATCTACAGTAAAGTTATGAAAACCGTACTTATTTATTGCTCTATAAATTGGTAAATCTAATTTTCCATTCTTAGCATTTCGCATATGGTCTTTTAGTCTTGATCTTAGTTTAACACTTTGACCAATATAACATTTACCATTCACATTATTTTTGATTATATATATACCAGCTAACTTTGGATCTATATCTCTGTATGTCATATCTGCAAGTTTTATATTAATATTGGTTGGGGCGGCAGGGCTCGAACCCGCACATCACAGAGGTTTAGAATCTCCGGTACTACCAATTATACCACGCCCCAATATCACGTGGATATTCTTACCCTCCACGTAAGGGTTCTGATGGTTTAGAACCAAGATTTAATTCTTTGCCATAATGACTTCTTTACAGGTTTGTTCAAATATTCAGAAGCTTCTTCAATCTGTCTAAACACTTCTTCTGTATCCTTAGTCAAATCTATAGTAATCGTAAATTTCTTATTCATAATATTTTTATTTATACACTATAACGTGTTGTTAATATTTAGTTATATTTTAATGTATTATTTCGCCAACTCATACGGATTTACTTTAGCATCTCCTTTAACTTTACCTATAGCTAATTCTTCAGCTTTAACCATTGTTTCTAGTGAATCAATACTCTTAAGTACTCCACCAACGGAAGTCATGCCAGCTAATAAGTCCTTAATCTTCTTTTCATCTAAAGTATCATCTAACGACTCTTTATAGTACTTACTTACACTATCCAACTTTAGACGCATATTGTTTAACATTTGTAGAGCTCTAGTATTAAGTAAGGTTTTATATTCATCTTCACAAATCAATTCTTCTGCCGTCAATTTGTAATTCTCATCATCGAATATTTCCTTTTTCAGTTTAAGTTCTCTACTGTCTTCATCCATACTTTGTACATAAGGACTATCCCATTTATTCATAAGTACAATGTAACTTATTACTTTAGTAGCATGCTCCTTATTAGGTTTATCTGCATCCCACACTCTTTTAAAGCATGGGATACCTATAGCATCAGGATGTATTACTACCTTACCACCAACAATATCAAATAGTTTCATTTATAAGAACCTGTTTATTATCTTCCTTACTCCATCTTATGAGGTCGTCTTTAGCAAAAGCATCAGAGCAAACTATTGGTTTTAGTGACCACTTACTACTTATAGAGTCATATTTACTTAGTATAAGTACAATATCTCCAGATTTATAGTCTATCACTTCTTCTTCTGTTATCACTTGACCATCCTACTATGCAACATACATAGTTCTACATTCAAAGTTATCAGATACATTTTTAATGCTATTAGTATCTACTTTATATAAAATAGCATTACCGTACTGGTCTATCAATAATTTATCCATATTAGCAATCACACTTTACAGCTTCACATCACAATCACAACACAAATCACAAGGATTTTCAGCAGCTTTCTTTTCCGCTTCTTCCTTCCCCTTTTCTAGTAATCTATTATAGTGATCTTTTACTTCATCATTTTCAATAAAAATATATTTTCTATCATCTCCTTTACTGATAGGATACATTTTTAATACTATAGTACCTTTAGTAACGCTTCTTCTATTTTTAGAACCGTCCTTCTTTGTATATACCCATTCTCCATCTTCAGGAACGTAGTACATATAATCCACATAAAAATTATCTAGTATACTAACATTCTCTGCTTCCTTGTCATAACTAATAACAGTACCTCTATCTACTGAACAAATATACTTAACCATAATAATTAATCAATTAAATAACCTAAATAATATTCTTTCTATAATCTTGCTATAATTTCCTTAGCACGACTCATTGGTACATTCGGATTCACGTAATTGGGTTTCATCTGATAACTCTATATTATCTACTAAAACTTCTCTATCTCCTCCTGTATGCTCTACTTTTTTATATTCTTCATACTTCTTAAATAGCATATCACACATCGCATTTACCTGATCAGCTCTACTAGGTTCTGCATTATTCTTCCCATTATCTACTATAGTAGTAGTAATACTGTCGATTACATCATTAGTGAAATCTTCATAAGTAATTACGCCTTCATTAATTAATTCATCTACTTTGTTATACAGGCGTTTCATTTCCTTACTAAATGAACTATAGAGTGGTTTATTGTTTTCCACTTCTAATTTCCACATCATTTTACTTTCTTCAATTGTCATATTCTTTGTTTTTTAACTCATTACAGATAGTATTACTTATATTTCCTGCAGCCCATCCTACTAAATAGGCATACGCTTCATTGCCGTCTTTAAAGTCTTGCGTATATAAACCTAATTGTTCACAAAAGTAATCTGCAACATGTACTGCCTCATGAGGAATCATATCTGGAGTAATATCTTCTGTACTAGTAACAGCTATCACTATCACACCGTATTTATTATCACTCTTACGTATTACTTTACAAGTAACCATTCCTCCATCATATTTATCTATTTCTTGTAATAACTTATTGTATTCACTTCCATCATTATTACCGTATACATCAAGAAATATAAAATATTTATCTAAATCCTCAATATTAGTACTTACAAATAATAGTCTAGGGTATATCTCAGGACTATAAACATCATACGGTTTCTTTTTCATATCTTTTCTTTAATTTGAATTTACCTAAGTAAGAGAATCTAACTGGTTTAGGATCTAAGTTAGAGATGATACTATTAGTAAACCTAAATGGGCTGTTACATATTACTTCTATGATAGGGTATGGTATGTTATACTTGTTACTTAATTTAGTATATATACTCACTTGATTCCTCATTTAAATCTATCTTTTTGTAATATTTACATTCTTCTAAAGTAGAAGAATCACTGAATGTATTAGGCCTTACTATATTAATTATAGTCTTAACATCCTCCCAGTAACTATTGGGAATGCAATTGTTATAAACAGATTGTAGTTTGTGTATCTCCTGTTTACTATATTTACGTATAGGAGCATATGCAACAAAATTATATCTATCTATTGTAAGTAACTCTATACTAGTAGGAATAATCTCAAACTTATTATATGGTAAGTCTCTCTTCTTTAACTTATTCCACAACTTAGTAAATATGTTATATTCCTTCCAACATAATATAGTGCCAGGTCTTACTATTGTTGTTTTAATCTTCATCTTTATTTACTCTTAATATTATAGTAATTTGTACTCTATCGCCGATTATTTCAGGTATAAGCGCCTTATTTACTACAACTTCATCTTCAATCTTACCCTTAACTAGTATACCTTGATTCTTAAACTTAGTTATGTATCTACTGAGATTGTCAGGAGTAATACCTAATACTTTTCTAATATACTTCCTATTTTCAGTAGATATTACATTCTTACTTATGTTAGGGAGCTTAGGAGTGTTAATATCTATTGCTATGAACGTAGCCAGTAACTCTAGCTCCCTATCAGTAAGATCAAGTATACCATTAAGGCTCTTTAAGAATTCTGTATTTAAATCGGCTTTGCTTACGCTTTTTACCAATTTATTCATTTGTCAACGTATCCTTAATTTTATTTAAAACCTTATTTAAGTTATAATATACTGTCTCAGCTTCTAACTTAACACAAGGTTGTATTTCGCCTCTATTTGCTTTTTCATTCGTCTCTTTTAAGTTACTTTCGTATTTCTCAAGTAAGTCATCAATGAGCTCTAAAGTAGCATCTACATTATACTTACTTTCATCATCAATACTTAAAAGATAACCTTCTTCACATAAGTAATCTGCAGTATCATAATCTAAAGACATCATTCTAGTGTAATTATCTTCAGTAATGTTAAATGATACTAAACCTGTTTCATCTTCTGCTAATACATCACCTTTCTTAGCAGAACCAAATTCCTTAATTACTTTGTAGCTCATAATATTTATTTTTAATGTTTATGTATCTATAAACGGTAGATTAAATAAATGTTAAAATCTGTTAACATTTATTAACACTTATTATATAGATAATAAAAAACCCTGACTAACGCCAGGGTTCATTCTAACAATGAGTTAAGCAAATTTAAATTGTATTTGATATAGCAATTATATCGTATGGTTTGACTAATTGACTATCTTTAAACAGATCAAAGTCCTTAGCAAACTTTTTATTATAAACAATAGTATCTCCTACTTTATATTCACATTCTGTTAAGCATGTAGGAACTTTCAATACTACACCTGTTGAATATTCAGACTCTACCTCCTTAGTTTCAGTTTGCGTATCATACTTATTGAAACCATCCTCATCAACTTCACCTGTAGGGATCTGCTCTGTAATCTCTTTAGTAACCATAACAGGTGCTAGAGGTTTAACCAACACATCCTTCAACATTGTATACTTAATTCCATTTACTACTGTTTCTAGTACTTTATCTTCCATAATATTCTATATTTAATACTCAAATAACGTATTATTTCTTATTTTGTTTCTCTAATATTAATATATTTCCGCCATTAGAACAACAATGACGTCTAGCCAAAGTAGGGCAGTTTCTATTTAAGAAATAACAGCCATCGCAACTACCTATTGGATTAGACTCTATTATAAACTATTTGTTGTCTATTGTTACTGGTATTCTATCTCTTACTATCTTTGCTAATTCCTAATCATTTAATGTCATAGTCCTTTCCTTTTCCGTGTTTATCTAAGTAAAGCATAGCTATTGCATTCCAAGCTACAGCAGCTAAGTGGTTTACTTTAGTCTCATCATCAACCTTATTACCTTTCTCATACTCAAGTAAGTGCCTTAACATAGCCGCTTTATAACGGTGGTAACCATTTTCTAAGTTCTGCCAATTATTATCACCATACTTAATAGAACCGGCAGTATACAGCTTTACTATATCTTCAATCTCTTCTAATGGTAGTAAATCCCAACGTAGCTTGCCGTCTTGGTAATCATTCTTCTTTCCTTCTTTCATTGCTTATCTCTTTTAAGTATAAATCCTTGAGTACATAATGAAGTAATCCTAGAAGGGCAATAACAATTGTATAAATCACATCCTTGACACATACCTTTTACTTCATTCTCTACTAGAGTATAAGGCTTATTACCAAAATATACTTTCTTACCTAAGTAAGCTACTTCTCTAACTTGTTTGTGTTTCATAGTAATTATATTTGTGATTATCTAAAGTAGGAGTAATTAATATTATATCACTTTACTTAACTAGATACTATTATTATCTTACCCCTCTTACTCCCCATATAACGTCTAATATACTGTCTTAGTTACTATTTCTTTAACATTTATTAACATTATTTATAGTTATTTAACGCTATTAAGTTCAATGTTTTTAACATTCATTAACGATTTTAACTCATCAGCTAACTTCTTAGCATCTGGATGAGCTGCACCACTACAACGTAATTCAAAGAAATGTTCCCAATCACTTTCAAAACCTGTCATTACTAACTCTGTCTTAGTTGCATTAGGGAGTATTGCTCTTGCTTCTTGAGGTTTTAATCCTTTATTTATTAGTAGTCTGTATTGCATTCCTGCATTGTTCAAACACCATAAAAAGTTATCTGCTACACCATTATCTGAAGGTAACTGGATCTTCATATTATCAATATCACACCAATCTCCATCCCAGTAAGTATAATCTCCAGTAGGTATATCTAACCATGTAGGCTTAATAAAAGTAAGTTCATTTCCAAATTTATCCTTACTGTAGTTACAGTATCTCTGAGACTCCTGTGCAAAGCTAAATACTCTATGTCTAACGAATTCATGACTTACTCCCCTATCACATATGAACTTAGCTGTAATACGCTTTTCATGATACTCTGTAGGTTCTACTTGATACTGCAAATCGTCTAATCTATTATTTTCTACTAGCACTCTTAAGTTAGTAGTTATGTATAATACTCCGTAATTGCCTTCGTAAGGGTGGTCAGCTTCTATTTTATAGATTACTTTAGAGTAGGTACTATTGGTCAAATGTCTCCAATATAGCATAGCTGGTGGAATATTACCATTAACTGTCTCACGTATTCTTAAGTAAATAGTACCATGCTCTAACATAGCTCCATGACCAAGCTTAATCATACGATCTACAAACTCTTTAGCACTGTTCTCTGTTATCTTATCAAGACTTTTATAACAATGGCGTCCAGCCCATTCTATTTGTTTATATACACCGTCTATTCCGGATTCTTGTTCTTTAACTATTACACTTGAATTAATTAATTTCATTGTTTAATATTTTAGATTTATACTTACCGAAGAATTCTAATTCACCGTTTAATCTAGCCTTAATTGCATCTTCTAAAGAAGAAAAACTGCCCAAATATATTTTTTCTTTATTACATTGTATTTCAGCATACCATTTATTTCGATCTTCTCGAAATCGTACTCCCAATATTCCCGATGTATTATTTTTAGGTAATTTTACTCTATTTTTTAAATTATCAGCATTATTGCATATTCTCAAATTCCTTTTTCTATTATCTAATTTATCTCCATTTATGTGGTCTATAAATAAATTGGTTTCGCCAAGAAGTATTCTATGCAAATATCCCTGTTTAGAGTTTTTTACATATCCGTTTTTATCTCTACACCATTTATCATTGATTACTTTTGGGATATCTTCTTTATCAATTAAAGTTTCTGCAATTATATCACCGTCTTTATTGTAAAGATATATTATAGCATGATTTGAAAATTCTTCTATTACGTTAGGATCGTATTTAGTCCTTGATTTTATTTTACCATATCTAATATATTGTAGGTAATGTTTTCCGCATAGTATTCCAATGTCTGTATTGACTGTTTTATTACTATTTCCACAAATACAACATATTTTTGTTTGTTTCATAATTAGTTATAATTTTTATTAATTATTGTTAATAACGTAGTTTCTATGGAAGAGTTTACAAAAGTGTAGATAATTTAACATAAATTAAACATATTTTAAAAATAAAATATAAAAATTTTATAAAAATTTTTTTGAGAGAGGTGGTGCGTGTGTAGAATTAAAAAAATATAAAATACCCCCGCGTGTGTGAAACAGCAAAGATTCACTCCCCTCTATTAAGTATCGGCAGGGAACACCCCATACTGTTTTGGTATTGGCGTTCCCTTTTATTGTGTATTGTGTAATTCTTAAAATTGTGTAATTATGAAATGTAATGTAACAAGTTTTGTTAAGGTTGAGAGAGAGAACGAAATGCCGTACTTTATTATTAAAGCAACGGGAGTTGAGGGTGACGAGAGTGCAAACGTAGTAGATGAGGACGGATGTATTAATCCATTCGCCATGATGTCAAGGCGTTTTAACTTTACGAAAACACTTTTTCCGTCAACGGACAAACAAGTAGAGCAATTAGAAAAACTCTATGTGGTAGACAAAGAGGGGAAAGTGGTTAAGGGTGCGCCAATACGGTTAATGTCGGTATCTTGGGCAACGGGTACGGAGTTTTACATTCGCAAAGAGGGCTCTGTTACCGGTGTCTATGAAACGGAGGAGGAAGTAACGGAGAAGGTTGTTCGTAATGGCAAAACCATTGAAGTGACTAAAACGAAGTACATACCGAAAGTGTTTAAAAGTGTTAATTTAACACTGTTTGAAAATGCTGACGGTACATGCGCCGAAAACGGTGGAAATGCTGATGCCTTATGCAAAAGGACTTTTGAAAGGGGGCTTGAATCAGGTGCTTATATTCCATGCGAAACCGCAACTGACATTACTGAGGTAATCGCTTAATATATGGCGGTTCTATCCAACAAGCACGGTCTACAGATTATGTAGACTTTGCTTGCTTTGCAAATCAACATTTATTATCAACATAACAACTTTGCCTATGTATTCATTAATACACGGACTATTGAACATTGTATCTTTCCTATTTTGTTATTTTGCTATAGGAGAGATTAATGGTTTAATCTTTTATCTCGTCTTTAATGTATTTCACATTCTATATCTTACTTTAAGATTAGATGATGAGTAAGAGAACAAAAGTAAGTATTTTATCACACCTACCTGACTAGAATTCAGGAGTGGACGGCCTCTGATAAATAACTTACTAAAAAACTCAATAACTTCCCAAGACATTGAGGGCACCAGTTTCTTATAGGTTACGCATGTGAGGGCGAATATACTCCTTGCGATATAAGTTTTAGGTGTAAAATGCAATTTAATCATTAACTAAATAAATAATCATATGGATAGAGACACAGAATTAGGTATGTTATCAGTAATAATCATGATGATAGTATTATATCTATCTATATGGTTATTTAACTAAGATATACAGATTTATTCGCAAAGTAATTATTCTATGAAATGCAAATTACCCTCATATGTTGTGAAACATAATTTAACCACGTTAAAGTATAATAATATAAGTTAGGTATGCCCTTATAAAGACTTAGGTAGCGCTAAGGACTATATTATTATACTTCTCTTCTTAATGCAACTACATCTCTCGTAAGCAATAACCGTGACAAGTCGGGGAGAGAACACATTTGAGTTTATGTGTCAAGAATGCAGAGTCAAGAATACTATATGAAACCTACTGGAGATAGGTAATGCACAACCGTCAAGAGTGTAAGGAAGTATAGTATAATCCACGTGGTAGATGCAGTTGTAGGTTCCAACTGGTGCACATCTTATTAGAGACAGCAACCAAGCTTGAAGTAAGCAGAGTGAAGATTAGCTATACCTCGATAGGCTTAATGAGGTGCTTAACAGTCTAACACTAACTGAACAATAAGTGTTAATTTTTTAATAGAGTAAGAGAAAATGAGGCGTTGATACCTTCCGCAGCTCTTAGCATAGCTTATAGTGGTGTTTTCCATAACTATATTAATGCGCTTACTCTATTATTTTTATTGCATTAACTAACAAATAAATCAATTATATGGAAACAAAAGTAACACTACTTATTATTTATCTATTATTAGGTATACTTGGTTCTATACTTTTTCTTAGAGATATATATAGAACATATGGAGAGTTAACATTAGGAGATATAGTAACATTTTTAGTGGTTTCTCTTACAGGACCAATTACTCTATTATGTTTACTAATAAAATATCTTGATAGATTTAAAATACTGAAAAAGTAATTAATAAATAATATCAAATTATGAAGAAAATAACTTGTATTCAACGGTATGTAATAGATAGGCTCATCGATGATGCGAAATTATCTATAGGTAGTTTAATAGATGCAATGTCTAAAGTATGTTCGGAGGAACAGTTTAATAACATACTATCTATTCTTATAGAAGCACCTATTCCTTGTACAAATATGCCTGAATTAGAGAGCAAAATAAGCTTAGTAAGAATGAGTATGTTTGTACCTGAAGAAGCTGGTAGTTCTACTAAACTAGAGATAATAAAAATATTAAAAAACCAATTTGGTCTTAGTCTTAAACAAACTAAAGAATATGTAGATAGTTGTATAGGAAAATATAATATATTCCCTGAGATTGTTGCACAAGAAGATGTAAATACTATTGCTGAAAAATTAGAACCTTACAATGTAATTGTATCTACAGTAGGGTTTTATTAATAAGTTAATGCAGTAAATATTACTGCATCTTTAAGGTGAGAATCCTTAACAATCCTGTGGGGCTTATATCTATCAAAAGAACTTACAGCAGCTTTTATATTAGCTTAGCTGGACTTTATGATAGTATTAGTGCAGACGTTAAAATCAGGAACAACTATATTAGATGGCAATATTACCTTCTTCCAGTCGCAAATGTCGTATAGTTTAATATAGCCAAGTTTGTTTCGTCCTTAGATTTACAGTATCAGCCATTTGTTTATTTAATCATTGTTCGTTCTTAATTATACAGATTGATTAATTAAGCATAACAGTAAGCGTACTGTTGTCAGTATATTTATATGTGAATATAGATATACTGATTGCACTCATTAAGGTAGCCTTCATGTGGCGAGTGTGTTAAGTAGTAGGTCTAAAGAATCTTCCAGTTTGTACCTATGAAAACTAATACCTTTAACCGCCAGCTCACGCGGTATATAAGACAGGATTGCCGGACCCGCAGGTGTAACGAGATAAATACCTGCATTTTTTATTAACCTTAATAATTATCAAGTTGTAAACTTTAATTTAATGCTCAGATGGCGAAATAGGTAGACAAGTCAGAATAATAAACATTAAAACTAGTTTTATGAGTAAAAGAAAATGGACAAACGAATAGTTTATTTTAGCGGTTGAAACAAGTTTATCTTACGCAGAAGTAATAAGAAAACTCGGATTAAAACCCGCTGGAAGTAATTATGATACAGTTAAGAGAAAAATTAAATAATTAGATCTTAATATTTCTCACATGACAGGAAAAGTTTGGAATATTGGTAAAAGATATAAAAAAATAAAAACAGCATAGCCAATAGAACAAATATTAGTAAAAGATTCTACTTTTATTAGTTCAGATAAATTACGTAAAAGATTATTAAAAGAACAAATAAAAGAATACAAATGTGAATGTTGTAATAATTCTTTATGGTTAAATTAGAAAATACCATTAGAATTACACCACATAAATGGTGATAAACATGATAATCGTATAGAGAATCTTTAGCTTTTATGTCCAAATTGTCATGCATTAACTGATAATTACAGAGGTAAAAACATAAAACAAGTGGCGTAATGGCGGAATTGGTATACGCACCATTCTTAAACAGTGGCGTTCAATAGAATTTGTGGGTTCGATTCCCACTTACGCTACTATTCTGATGGTCATTATGACCATGCGGGTTCGACTCCCGCTCTGGGTGCAATTAGTAATTAACATTAAAATCAATTTATGATAAAAGTAATTAAATATTATGAACTAAACCGAATTAGTAGAGTATTAGTAATAGCAATAATAACATATATTATTGGCATTCTAATTAAAAGAGAATATGAAGAGTCCAAAACTGTATATAATTTTGTAGATTTACAAATGAAGTACAAAAATTATATATTAGTTAATAAAGAGAGAAGTATTACTAATGATGAAGAGTATAAGTTCACATTGCGTAATCCTATTACAAACCAAAGTAGTACTATATATGTAGAGTATTACTTATATCATCATGTATACTTTGTAGGTGATACTATTAAATAACATTTTAATCAATAAAAGTATGAAAAGAGAAGAAATTAAATCTTACAAAGATGCTTGTAAAGTAATAAGTAGAAAACCTAGAACTTATAAGGATAAGCATTTGAATCTGTACGAACAGCTTAGTACAATTATAGCTGCTCTAAATTTCATTAGTAACGGTAATAAACCTTGGATACCTAAGTTCAATTATTATTACATCTATTCTTGGTTATACAGAAAAGATGGATATAATAAATCTGCGGGTTTGTTCTCTCTGCTTTCTTGCATTGGGTTGGACGCTTCCGATGGTAGTGTCGGGGCTTCTCTGAAAATAAAAGAGAAAGCAGATGGAAATTACATAATGGAAAACTTTAAAGAACTACTCCAAGATTGGTTTTGGGGAGATTAATTACTAATTTTAAAACATTATCAAAATGGAAAATGAAATGATGGCGAGACCTAGACCGCCAAGAATAATAGTTTGGGTAGTATTAATAACTCTTGCCTTAATAGGCATGATGGGAGCAATAATTTACGCAGAGCGTGAAAACATTGCTAATTTCTTAAATGGTGTGAACCAAAAAGAAGTACAAGAAGATCCTCAAGTTATTATTGAGGAACCTGTAACAACAATACAGGATATTCTCGATATGAGAGAGCAAATGAGAGAAGATAGAAGGATTGATAGTGTATTTTTAGCTATGCCAAAGGTAGTATTAATTGATATTTTGATGCAACATGGTACATCGTTGTCTATAAAAGACATAATTTACATATATGAATCAAACACATCAACGTATAACACAGTACTATCTGGAGCAAGAGCTCAAAAATATCTTGATGACTCTATACAAACTCATGTTATATCAACGATTGTAAATGACTCTATTCAAAATTAAAACCAAACCTTCTTTCTGTTTTAAATGAATATTAGAGTCTAGTATACTCAGTCTGTGAAGATAGAGTATACGTCCTCAGAAAATGACAAGCATGTGGGGCGTAAGTATATATAGTAGGTTATCGTTTATCCTCATTTATACAGGTTAATTGCGCAACTGTAAAAAATGGGATTGATAGAATAGATGGTATATATGATCGTGCGGACGTTAAAACCATGTACTCCAATAAGATTTAGTTTGACAGCTATTTCTGCTTATGAGTTAAAACTATAGTGAGAGTCATAGTAAGTAACGATTGTGGTCGTTTATCTTTGTCTTATAACAAATGCTATAAACTAAGTTGGCACTAACTTAATTAAATCCTGAGTGCCCAGGCGTCATTATTAACAATTTAAATTTTTTAGAAACATGAAAAAGATTGGAAAATTTTTATTTGTAGAACAATGTTTTACAGATACTGAAGAAACAAAACCTTGTGTTATTCACATTGATGCAATTGACAGTATAACATGCAGCAATACCAGTAAACTCGGAGAAGTTGTAGTAATAGAAACAGATAATACAAGAATTCTCTGCAACGATCCAGATAATTTCTTCACTGAATTTGAGAACTTAATTTCAGAGGAAGAAGAATGGTAGTCAATAAAGTAAAAGAAGGTCGTAAGTTAACTGAGATAAAGTTCAGTAACGACCACTATCTTGCAAATCTATTAGCTACTACTAAAGTACTTGGTATATCGTTAGAACGAGCTAAAAAGCTATGTAGAACAGTACCAGGTAAAAGAGTAGAGGTTAATCCACCTATTGAAATTATCAGTAAGTTAAATACTGATAAATTATTTGAAGAATTAGAGGAGTATGAAATAGAAGTATCTATTAGTATTCCCAGTAAATAACTTATCAAAAAGTAAAGTATGAAAGCAATTATTATTACATTTAAAGGAGAAATAAAAGATGAACATACACTAGTAACATCTTTAGCATCAAATATAGCAAATAATACAGATGCTAAGAACGTAGATGTAAGTATCTTATCAGATGAAGATGTGATGAGTGCTATGGTAGCTAAATGTTTAACTCCAACTGATGTAGCAGTAGATAGACCATCTAATCCACAAATACCAGTAATAGAAGACTTCTGTAAGAAGATTATTGCGTCTATTGGTTCACCTGCACTTAAGACACGAGAATTGTTAAACTCAGAACTATGTAAGTTTTTAGTACAACAGAATCGTGAGGTTATTAGTGTTCCAGTAAGTATTATTGCTAAAGTAAACACTACTTCTGCGTATTATGAGCATCGTAAAATACTAAAGACGTACGGATTATCTGCATTACCCGAGTTGTTACGTGATATTAATCCTCTATTTAAATTTTACTAGTATGGCAAAGAAGAATAATGAAGAACCTCCAAAGGAATTCAAAAAGAAGCCAAAACATAAGAAAATGGAGCCTTATAATCGTAAGAAAGCATGGAAGTAAACAATGATTGTCCTACACTTGATAATCATATCAACTGTAGTGAATGTACTCATGAGTGTAAACTCAGAATGCAACCAAAGAATAGTAAAGAAGTAGAGGTTCCGCCAGAGCCTCTACTTAATACTATATATTACTAATTTAAATTGTTAGTAAAATGGTGGATTCAGTCAACCTAAAGAACTATTTATAACCAAATCCCTAATGGAAGTTTAGCAGTTGCTGAACTGCTATTCAAGAGTACAATGGACTATACAACGGTCAACCATTTATTGGTTAGTGATGAAGGAAACGGGTTACCTATGAATAAAAGATACGAATAAATAGGATAGTTCTTTAACTATTACTTAAATTTATCAAAGATATGAGATAAAATAAAAAAATGTCATACTATATGACTAACATAATTATCTCTCCTACTATGTACGAGGAGAAAAGATTAGAAGCTATATCATACTTTAGTAGATGTAGCAAAGAAGCAGCACTAAAAATTCATAAAAAGAATAAGTATAAAGATATCAAATTAAGGCTAAATGTTATAGCAGTAGCTATAATAGAGGCTAAAAAGAGATATTTTGATGATTGTTCTTTCATTAAGATTATATTATAGTGTTAAATAAATTTTATTGTTAAATCAATTAAACTGTATTCAAAATGGCAGAAGTAAAGAAAATGAACATCCTTATGGAGGATGTAAACGGAGAAAACATCCAGGATGTAATCGCTAACTCAAGTAAGGTAACTGAAGAAATTGCTGAAGAAGCAGCAAAGAAAATTGCTGAACGACGCAAAGAAAAGTTAACGAAAGATTTAGTAGCTGTTGTTCAGAAGAGCGAATATACAGTATCATCAGCGGTACTGCAGGTTCGTCGTTCTAACAGAACAAACCAACGTATTAAACAGTATCTAAAAGATCTTGCTGCATTGAAAGAAGATGTTGTGAACGGAAAGAAGCCTGTGTCTGCATGGGAAGAAGAAGCTCGCAACTTAAAGAAGCAATATGACAAAGATCTCATCGAAACCGGTAAGGATATCGATAAATCTCAACGAGAGTTAGACGATCTCTTTCCGGACTCGTGGAACTGGAGATACAATGAATTAGTTCCTGGTATTAACAAGTAACTAATTCAAAACAAATAAAAGAGGTTCCAAGCTTAGAATCTTTGAATCAATAGCTTAGTATGTGAGTCGGAATCAGTTCTTTTGAACTAACTAGGGCCTGAGGCATACAAAGACCTGAATTAACAGGTCTCATACAGAATTTTTAAATCAGTTATGAGGAACTACCGTGAACTACTGATCATAAGTCTGAGATCGCGACAATAAGATTGTCCTCTAGAAATAGAGAAAAGCCTTAGTCGTGACATCAAGTTTAGACTGAATAATATGAATCTTTGAATCGTTTAAAGTATCTATACTTTAACTATTATTCGTGTATTATCAAGATCAGTATAAGAGAACTAACCATTCTCAAGACCATAGGGTATATGACTTTGGTCGGTCATATACCCACAATAGAGTAGGTATAATACCGAACTGTAAAAAGAATTGACTGTTAGGTCTATTTATGCCTTCAGGTGACCGCGGGGCAGTACCGCGCACATCCACTAAAAAAATATAATAAGGGTGTGAAATAGTATTGAACCGTTGAAACAGAATAGAATAGGTCAATAAGCAGATAACTGGCAATACAAGTTATGTAATGGACTACACTGGTATCGCAGCGTGATAACAGAGTCCAACGGCTAAGCTAATGTCGTAGAAAGCTGGAGCATATCAGGCTAGATCAGACGTAGGGGCTGTGAAGGGTTCGATTCCCTTCAATGCTACAATTAAAAACTAATTAATATGGAAAGTAAAATCAATTATTTAAGAGAAAATTATAAGAGTACTAAAAATTATATAGTTACTTGGGAGCACTCTTATATACCTAAAGAAGACAGGTATATGTATTTCTTATATATACGTTATACTGGATTGAATAGTACTGTATTATTCAAAAGCAGTGTAGATTACACGTATTTAACAACACTATTTGATTTATTTATGAAGGATTTTTAGTTTAATCAATAAATTAATTTGAAATGGGATTAATGAATTTTATTAGACAGAATCTTCCAGAATCGTGGGAGAAAGCTGCAACAGAGATGAGAATGAAGACTGAATTAATAACTCGTCTTCATAGTGTAGTACCTCGTGCTTATAAGAATAAGTATCACTACAAAGAAGGAATATCTTATATTAGAAGAGTATTCAATACTAAATGTGATATAATACATTTAGTAGATGCTACTGATATAGATATTACTAAATGGAATGAATTAAGTAGTAAAATAAAAGAATACGAATATCAATGCGTGTAAGATATTTTGCTTGGTTTGACTCTAAACATGAAAGAACAGAGTTCATTAACTTGCTCAGATCAGCTAAGTCTGATATTGATGCAGTTAATAAAGTGATGCAAAAGTATCCAGAGTTAACTTTATCAGAAGTATCTGGAATAGTAAATAACTTTAAAAAAGAAATTAATCAACCATGAGACTCAATCATCCTGGTATCTACAGAATTGTAGGTGAAAACTTTGAGCTTCTTGCCAATATAATTGGAGAAGTTCCTTGTATGAGAATCACTTCTGCACTATTAGTTAATAACTTAGTACAGAAAGGAGAATTCACAATACTACCTGAAGAATCTATTGAAATTCAGAGCGTATTAGCAAATCCTGACAAATTTGTTTTTCTAGAGTATGAATACTCAGAAATATGTTTATTACCATCTTATCGACAATCGATACATGGTACAAAAATGCCTAACATAACTGATGAACAGTTAAAGACATTTACTAATAAATACCTCGAAGATATTGGAATATATGGACGAGGTGTAGCTGCAACTAAAGCTTATATATTAGAAACTACAGGCTGGTCATTAGCACAAATTAATGTAGTACTAATGAAAATAGCTAAAAGAGTAAAGCAGCAATATGGTAGTTTATAGTTTAACAAACCATATATATACCACTTGGGGAGTTAAGTATAGTTCATTTAACTGGCGTCCTGAGTGGTATACCTTTTTAAGAATACAAAAAAGGGAATTAAACGAAATAGAATTTCATGAATCATATAGGATTAAAACTGTAAAATATTTAATATTTTGGTTTGATAATATGATAATACAAAAGATAGGAGTAGATAAAGATTTAACTCTAAGAGTACGCATAAGGATATTATGTGGATTAATCAACAATACTCCTGCTAGTGTACTTACTAGACCTATGAAAATAGAATTCATGGAATGTATATGGGATACTTATAATAAATTCTACAAAGATTGGTATGAATACTATTGTAAGAATGTACTAGAATTGCCATTTTAAGTCTATAGAGTCTTAGTTGACTCTATAGGCACACTAAAGCCCGTAATTATGACAGATGAAGAAAGACAACAGCTTTTAGATCTGATCAAGCAGGCTAAAGAAGGTAAACAATATGCCTTCACACAGCTTTATAATCGTTATCACAGAATTATATACAATACTATATATAATATTGTACACAATAAGGATGTAACAGATGACTTAGTATCTGTAACGTTTACTAAAGCTTTCTTTAAGATAGCTAGTTATGTTAATCATATTTCATTTGAGATGTGGTTAAAAACTATCGCTATAAATAGTAGTATTGATTATATACGACGTACCAAAAAAGAGAAGTATGATTATGAATTAGATAATGATAATAACTGTCTACAGGTAAGCAGTTCGGCCGACAGCTCACCAGAGGATTTGTACATATATCATGAGACAGATAGTAAGTTATCTGACGCACTAAGCAGACTTCGCTATAAGTATAGGTATATACTTGAACTACGCACAGTTCAGAATCTCTCTTACAAAGAGATTGCTAAGCATCTTGAACTTTCTGAGTCTCAAGTGAAATCTCGCCTTAACAAAGCGAGAGAGAAATTAAAACAATTGTTAAACTAAAAACATTTACTAATTATGACACCAGCAATTATTGGTCTACTAACTGTAGCATTTATCCTTGCGCGATTATTTCGTAGTACAGGAATGTGGTGGAAACTTGTTTTCGCCATTATGGCTGGGCTATTAGTAGGGATTTTGAGTAAGGAAGTAGTTAAGTCAGATAATGATAAAACTACTTCTCTTACTAGTTTAGTTAGCACCATGAGTAATGATAATGCTTTAACATGCATGCAAAGCTTAGTAGCTACAGTGACAGAAGGTACTACCGTTCGCCTTACTGGGGTTGCAGGTTACATTGTTAAAGATGAAGAATTATTCGATGCACTAACCAAAAGTAATACCTTTACTAATGGACGTGACTCACCAGAAATAGAGGATGATAGTTAACCTCTTAAACTAATCTATCTTTTTTAATTGTACTTAATAATAACTTTTATTTTAACACTTTAAAAACATTATCAAAAATGGCAAAAGAAATGAGTAAGGCTGAAAGAAAGGCAGCCTTGAAAGCAGCAAAAGCAGCAGCAAAAGCTGAAGCTAAAGTAAACAACACTGAGAACAAGAAAGAGGAAACTAATCCTCAGGTAGATAACAAGCCGAAAGATGCTAAAGTAGAGGATGCAAAGAAAGCTCCTACTACAGCTAAGGAAACTAAGGTTCAGGCGAAGAAGGATGCCCCTAAAAGTCCGGATAAGCCTAAGAAGAAGGAAGAGAAAATTCCTACAATCATTCCTGAAGATGCAACAGGTAAGAACAGCCCTGAAAAGAAAGCTGTTGAACGTGCTGCAAACCTTATCACAGGAATTCCTACGGCCGGTATACCTATTGGTTCAAGAGAATCATCTGTTGATGGTAAAGCTATGTTAGCATTTGTAATGCAACAGCGTTATGCTAACAACGAAGAACTCAAGAAGCAATATCCTGAGTTATATGCAGACATCAATCGTAGTATTGATGTAGTTACGCTATTAGCTCTAGTTGATGTACGCCAAGACTTGTTCGACCGTGGTGAACGTGGCGAATTGCAGTTACAGATAGCTGCAGACCAAGTATTACCGCTGCAAAGTATGGCAGAAATGCTAGGTATTAAACTAGCTCCTGCTAAAGCTCTGCCTGGGAACGATGGACAAATGTCTATTAACTTCTCAGAAAGTGAAGTACCTACAGAACTTGCAAACAGCAAGCCAAAAGTAGAAATTCCAGAGCTTGATCCTAACAAGATTGCTAATGATGAGGAATTGAAAACTGCCCTTAATTACCTCATCTCTAAAGAGAAAAATGTGGCAGAAAATATAGTTAACACTGTAGAATGGTATCGTGTATATCGTGGCCTGAAAGAAACTGATGCAGATAAGAAGCTTGCATTAGACGAGAAGACAGTTACAGATTGGATCAATGAGATATTCTCTATTATCCAGCCTACAGCTATCTTACGTGGTTTAGGTCGTGCTGTATACTTATATACTTCACAGACAGGTTCACCGTGTATGGCTCACTCTATCATGCATACGCACATGTCTAAAGCCGGTTGGAGTGAAGAACAAGTAGCAGAAGCATTACGTGCTTTAATTGGAGAAAACTTCCGCTATAAACTGAAGGATGATCCTGAAGCAAAGCCGGAAGAAGATAAAGCAATTAATGCTATTACTGGCTTACTCGGCAATGACTACATTGATAAGTTATTTGCTGACTATACTATTACTACTGATGGTGTAGAGGACAGTAAGAAAGTTGAACTTGAAGCTGCACGTGAAGTTGCCCGTAAAGTTCTAGGGAGTATTCGTACCAATTACTTTGACAAACAGAAGGAGACTCCTACGCTTGATAAGATGCGTATGGTTGTAGGTCAGATTATTAATCTATATCGAGATCCGGCTGATCGTCTTGCAGAGTATTGTCAAGGAGATTTAATCGCTCCAAAGGAAGACGAATATCCTAAGAATGAAGAGAAATCTGAAGGGACTGAAAAAAAAAACTAAACTGGTTTAAAAAGTTTCTTTTAAAAATTCATATCCTAGAAGAATAACCATTCTAATAAATATCATATCAAATGAATAATAGAATGTTAACTGTAGTTGGAATGTTTGTTGTCAGTGTATTCATTGGTAGGCAAATGTTTGCAACTACAGAAGTTATACAGGCACAGCCTGTTATACCCTCTATAGTGGAGTTACCTAACTTCCCTAAAGTAATAAAAGAGGAGAAAAAGTCTGTAGATGAGATAAATGTCGAAGTCGACTTATCTACATTAGAAGTATCTGTGAAAGGAACAACAGACGCAAAAGTGAATGTAAAAACTACTGGTGAACCAAAGCCAGTAGTTAAGTGGAAAACTAAATTAATAGAGAAGACGAATTCAACAGGATATCCGAAAGTAAAAGCTATAAGTAAGGTATCTGATGACGAATCACCGGCAACTCCATTAACAATAGTAGATAAATATGAACAATAAAATTATACTTCAACAGATGATACGTCTATCACGTATCATTAAGGACTCAAGAGAAGCAAGAGCTAAATTGAATTCTATTCAAGCTCAAACTGAATACTTTATAGTAGAAGGTAATCAGTCTACTTTTATTAGAGACCAAGCTAACAGTAGTATAACTAATTGTTTATATGTAGAACAGTACTTACGTTCGTCTGTAAGTAATGCTTGTAAATGTTTGGATGGTTTTGATGCTTCAAAAATGGAACCAATAGACTACATCAGTAGTAGTGATGTAAAAAATAAGTTTGTCGACATATGTCTAGGTAAGAAAGTAGTAGCTACTATTAATCTTACTACCGGTGAAATAATAAGCATCAATACACCAAAACAAGGATTAACGGCTAAAGATAACAGCCCTACGGTAAAAAGTTAGTGATAATAACCGTATAATAAATACTTTAATTATATCACAGTTCGAGAGGAGTAAAACTGTAGCGTAAATCACTCCGAGGAAGTCATGCGGTAAGGTATATAATAATACTGGTCGCACCTGTCAGGGAGTTTGGAATCATTTCTCCATAGCCCGAAAAGTTACATGATCCGAGAATATGTTAGCAGCTAAAACTGTGAGATTACTCAAAAGGTAGGATGTTAGCTTATGTAATTGAAAACTACATAAGAGGGGATGAGCGTGTACAATCCTCATTAGGAAGTGAGAACCGTTTGGAGACTTCTAAAGACGCAGTACTAAAGAGAAGACACACTGAGTACTAAACAGTGCAAAGGGAACGAAATCCCTATATCCGTATTAGTTTATCAAAAGCAGAATCAAAAAGGGATATAAACACGATGACAAAATAGGGGCAATACGGCTCCTAACTTATTCCTTTGGAAAGAATAAGTAAAGCCGAGAGGCAAAGGTTAGTTTCACCTTAAGCAAGCAGCCAACTCATGGAAAAAAAGAGATTGCAGATAACGCATTACCGGTCTCCAAAATCGGTTAACAAAAGCGCTACTGTGCGTCCAGAAAGGGAAACAGGCTAACTCTAGTGTTCAGTATACATCAGCTGTGATGCAATATGCAATTGTGGATATTGGAACTTATACTTATGAAGGGAGTAAATTACTAATACTAATGTAAGGATAACCGTGTTATGGTACATACTTATACAAAGTAAGGATATGAAAGCTGGAAACGCAATGATCCAAGAATTAAACATACAAACGTTAAAGCTTGACTGATTATCGTGGAACAGGAGCCAATCCTGTACATTATCGTAAATAGTGTGCTGTAAAAGAACTTGCGTATAAGGGATGAGGTATATGAGATTGATACCGTCTTTCAAGTCTAAGGTGACTCATGAGTTTTGTCGTGTAGATGAGTATAATATATGAGAAATGACGAGACTAAAACATAATAGTCTAAAATGCGAGTATGAGGGCGCTATAACCCTGAACTTAGAAGCGAACACCTTTAGCAAGTGTTATTACGTGGTAATAAGTAAAATTAGGAGACGCAGAGAAAACTCCTTGTAAAAAACGGCAGAGCTTAAGCATTTCAAGATATGCAAATGCCTTTGATTTATTATACTAATTCATACCAGAATTTTGGATAATAAACATCGTTATGGATTAAGGAAGTAAATAGAGTTATTAAAGATGCTTTAGAGTTAGAATCCTAAAACCAGTTTAATAATAATTATAGTATATGATGATATACTTAATGAATCAACTTTACTTACGCTGAATAGAGTCAGCTATGATAAAATGAACTCTAATTGTTTAACTATTTAACTAATTGGGAAGTCCAATGGAACTGTAAACGCTGAGACTACCGTTCGTAAGAGTAGTGTGAGTAGACAGATCACCACCCCGACTGCCAACCGACATTGCTGACTGTTAAGACACTCGTAAAGTACAATGCGCAACATTGTATGTGAGAGAACGCTGAATCGTCAGTTACCTGTGTTGTTTCTTACACTGTCTCTGTAAGGGCAATAGTACACTTATGATGAAAATATTCCATAAGCAAACAAGGAGACGATGATAGGTGGAAATCCTAATGTTCGTGCAGTATAAACAAACAAATCCTGGAAATGGTATAGATGGGTCATGCTATAAGCAATGAGTCTATGATTTTAGTAATGTTAGATTAAACAACCGTAATTCTGACGAATTTCGATAATACCGGACATACTCAGTAGGTTCTAAGGAACTGATGATAAAGTGGCTTATATCGCATCTAATCGCGTTATACGCTTACGGTGAGAGGTGCGTTGAACATCGTATAAGTTGAATTTCAACCGTCGAAACGGGACGATAAAACTAAGAAATAGCAGAGATTATCAGAAGTAACTCACAGAGTATTTCTCATAAATTTTCAATTTATTATTTTTGTGCTTAGTAGATTATGTGATTGAATTCACCTATTCCTATTCTGAATAGCTATTAAATAATCGAACAGTGGAGAGACTTTAACAATTTTTTGTATAACTATGTTCGTATTGGTATATCAAGTACGGACTCAAAAAGGAACATTTTTATGGAAAATAATATTAATGGAGCTAACACTCCGGGTTTAGCAGCTCAAATTTTAGCTCGCTATCGGCAAACAGCCCAGAAGTTTGGGCCTTTCTTTGGACAGCAGATATTTACAATCGTAGCACAGACTCCTGACCTTAAGTGGAAAGAAGATGTTGCTACAGGTAAGAATACTTTCCGTCAGGAAGTAAAAGCTTATATTCTCAAGGCTATTGATGTTGAATCAGTAAGCTTACTTGAGAAGGATGTTGATGGACGTCCGAAAATCATTTTGAATGAAAAGAAGAATGATCCATCATTAGTTTTTGAGCTTGCTGATCCTGAATTTACTAAAGCAACCCGGCAAAATGTAATTGAATGTATTGAACGGTTGAGTAAACCAGGCTCTAAGCCTATGTTCTTTACAGCTGAAGAACTTCCTATGTTGAATGACTTAACTAAGTTATCCAACCAGAGTGTGTTAAACTTCTATGAAGAGATGACACGTAAGTGTATGCAGTTAGCTGAAACTGTCCGTGGTTATATGGATATGAATCAGCGTATGCAGGTTGAGTATTTACGGCAGTGCGGTTTAGATAATCAGGAAACTGAAATTCACGTAACTGCTACAATTACTGAAGAAAAATAGTAGAAGCTTATGAACGGCAGACTTTCTTCATTACGTGTAGAACTTCTGCGAATTCTAATATGTTCTGAGCCAGCCATATTGTCTAAAATTCAGATTTGGAATGGAGGACGTACAGAAACGCCTAAAAAAGTAAGTATTAGAGAAGATGGACGGGTCTTCCTATTTTACGGAAGTGGGCCATTATGGTGGCAAAGATTATTTAATACTTATGAATCGGTAAGTATTATAGATGCTTCTATTAGTATAGCAGATGCAATCACTGGGTCAAATTCGACTCGAAATGAATATGCCTTTGACGAGATTACTAAAAGTATAATTGATGAGGCAAAGAAACGTAAAGATTTCGATTGTATAGTTGATATTTTGTTTGATTGTATGCGGAATTGTTCAGATGGGGAACTACATTCTAAATGGATTAATCAAGAGAATATCAAAAAATATGCAAGAGAAAATGGTATAACCAATGTTGAAGACATTAACCTTGAAGGGCTTAATGGAATAGTTGGAATTAAAACTGGTGGACGGGTTATTCCTATAGTACTCGGCCAGTTAAGAAAATTTAGAAAATATTGATTTGGATATTATCTTAAAACAACATAATTTCATAGTACTGAATTGGGTACTATTTATAGTAATTACTGCTGAATTGGGCAGTTATTACTACACAGTCCCTTAACTCAATTGAATAGAGTAACACATTTTTTACAACTAGCTCTAAGTTTCTTCGTTATGTTAATAATAACATAAAAGAGAAATATTATGAGACCTAATAACGAATCTAAAAAAATAGCAATATGTAAAAATTGCGGAAAAGAATTTCATCCGAAATATTCTTCGTATGGAATTTACTGTTCTAATAAATGTCAACGCGAATATATGTCACAACAAAAATACTTGGATTATCTTAAAGATCAAGACAAGTACTACGGAAAAACATCAATGTTTTGGATAAAAAAGTATATCTTAAAAGAACAAAATAACAAATGTAGTATATGTGGATGTGATAATTATTGGAACAATAAAGATTTAATATTTGTTCTAGATCATATAGATGGTCATGCAAATAATAATAGACGTAATAATTTAAGATTGTTATGCCCAAACTGTGATTCTCAATTAGATACATATAAATCTAAAAATAAACACAGTGATAGAATATATTGTTATAATCAACTAACCGCTTAATATTTTAATGTGTAAGTTATGGGTTTGAATCCCATAGGGACTACTACTGGTAGATGTAGTTTGGTCAAGTATTTAACATTTAAAAACATCAATCAATATGAAATCAATTACATCAATATATTTGCTCGGAGATAAGAATAAAGGTAAAATCGGTCGTATTAAGGAAATTTCTAATGAAATTACTTTCTATTGGAATAAGATTAAAGAAGAAAATGTTATTCCGAAAGAAGCTAAACGTAATTATGACTTAAAAGCATTACTTCAGAAGATTGAAGCTCTATCTGAGGAACGTATATTATTAAAACTGTATATGCAGTGTATTAATATGGGTTATAAGAAGTTTACTGAATTACCTAAAGATAATAATTATCTTAATATCTTTACTTTATGTGAAAAGACTGAACAGTTGTTTCATTTAAGTAAGATTAAGACTCTTGATCCGAAGCTTAAACGTTCTAAAGGAAAGAAGAACCTAGATAAAACTGAAGAGCTTACTTCAGCTTATATTGCAGGTCTAAAAAATAAATTACAATTAGAAATTAACAAAATTAATAAAGATATTACAGATTTTAATGAGAAGGCAGAGCTTAACATTGAAGCTCCAGCTTTATCATTAGCTGCATAAATAATGTTTAAAGGGGGAATCCCCCTTTAAACTAGTATTAACAATTTAATTATCAAAAATTATGAAAAAGATATTAGCAAAGAAAAATAATAGAACCGGTATAAAGAATCATAGAAGTAACAAGAATAAGTTTCGTAGAAGCTATAAGGCTTATCAAATAACGACGGTAAGCAAGAAACCGGGACCATCTGGAGTCATTAAATATGACGAGAATGGGAAAGTAATAGGATTTGTAAAGTGGGCAGGAAATAAGAAGCAATCTGAATATACCACTAAAGTAGCAAAAGACGCTATGAATGAAAACAAATCTATAAAACAATCTAAAAAAGAATTAATCAAGAATATTCTTATGAAAGCAGGATATGATCCTACAATACGATATACCCGTAAAGAGAAGAAACATTTTACGCGTATAGTTAAGAACAATATGTTCACTAAACCTAAAGCTATTACGTTAACAACTGAACAAATCAAAGAGAAGATAAAAGCAGATAAACTTGCAAGAAAATCTATGCAGGCTAAATTTGATGAGTCAGTACGTAGTAATCCTTTAACTCCTAAGAAAGGTAAACAGACAGCTCCTAGTGCTGCAGAGTTGTCTATTAAAGAAAAGCCTAATAAAAGAAATTTCCAATATGCTATACAAAGAAGATGCTCTGATAACGATATGAAAGTATACGATTTTGCTACTGGAAACTTTGAAGCATCTACCAGAGATGAAGCAAAGAATAAAGCTGCTAAATTAGCTAAGAAGTACAAAAAAGATACATCATTCACTGGAGTAACAGTAAAGGACATTGAAGGAGATAACAGTATAACTTACTATAGTCGTAATAAGTTATTAGCAGCATAAAAAACTAATAATATTTCTGTTTCCATGTTTTAAACTGGTTTCTCATGTAGCTCAGTGGTAGAGCCGCTACTATGTAGTGTGATTGCGTTGGTTCGAGTCCAACCATGGGATCTAACTTTTAAATACTTATAATATGATTATACGAGGAAAGATAGTCTACGTATATGATATTGAGGTATTTCAAAATATCTTTCATTGTTCGGTAAAAAATACAGAAACAAACGACATCTATAAGTTTGAGATATCAGAAAGAAAAAATCAACTAAGAGAATTAGTTAAATTCTTTAAACAAGTAGATAAATATATTACTTGGGGAGATTATTATACTACAAATATTAATATTCCAGCAAATATTATATTCTGCGGTTATAATAACTTACATTATGATAATCCTATAATTAATTATATAATTGAGTATGAAGATAAATTAATGCAATATAATATACCTACTATATGTAGCTCTATATTTAACTTAAGTAAAACTATAACTACTTCAAGTGAGGATAACATAGATGCATGGAAGCATTGGAAGTATCAGATATGGTTTGATACTTTTGATATTCTTACTATGTTATATTCTAATAAACTTAGAGTAGGTTTAAAGGAAATTCAAGTAACAATGCAATATCCTAATGTACAGGAATTTGTATGTGATTGGACTAAACCTCTTCCTTTAGAAGATTTTGACTCTATGATAGATTATAATATTAATGATATTAAATCTACTTCAGAATTATTAAATAGATGTAAGAAAGACGTTGATTTACGAATCGCTATTGAAGATGAATATGGAGTAAGAGTACTCAGTAAAGACGGTGTAAACATTGGAATGAAGATTTTAACTCAGAAATATCTAGAAAAGACAGGTTTAACTTGGCAGGATATTAAAGACTTAAGATCTCCAATGAGCGTAATACCATTGAAAGATGTAATATTACCATTTATTAAATACGATAGTCCTATTCTGCAAAGAGTATTAGATGATATGAAAAATCAGATAGTATCTCCAGGTAGAAAAGGATATGAGAATAAGTTTGTATTTAATAATTTACGCTATTCTGTAGGAGTAGGAGGTATTCACTCTGTAAATAGTCCTGAGATTATTATTCCTAGAGATGATGAAATGCTTATAGATATAGATGTAGCTTCTCTATACCCAAGTATGCTTATAGAATATGAATTCTATCCTAAACATTTAGGTAAAGAATTCCTAGAAGTATATAAGCAAATTAAAGATGAGCGAATTGAAGCTAAACACAACGGCGATAAAGTAAAAAATGAAACTTTAAAGTTAGCTTTAAATGGTTTATCAGGTAACTTACAGAATGAACATAATTTCTGTTATGCCCCCGAAGCTGCTATGAAAATTAGAATCAACGGACAGTTACTATTACTTATGTTAGCTGAAAAATTAACTCAAATTGAATGCCGAATCGTCCAAGCAAATACTGATGGTTTATTCGTCTTACTAAAGAAAGATGTATATTCTAAAGTAAACAGTATTTGTAGAGAATGGGAACAGCTTACTAAACTTACTTTAGAAGAGGATCGTTTTAAAGCAATGTACCAGTATGCTATTAATGATTATTTTGCTATTACTGAAGATAACAAAGTAAAAGAGAAAGGAATGTTTATTACTACTGTAAAATTAGGTAAAGGATTAACTCCAAAGATTATACCTAAAGCAGTAATAAGTTTCTTTAAAGACGGAATATCTGTTGAAGATACAATTAAGAATTGTACAGATATAAGAGATTTTCTAATGTCTGAGAAGACTGGCAAACAATGGCATGTTGAGTATATGAATGAGGAACAACAGAGAACTAATCGTTTCTACGCATCTACTAATGGTGGATACTTATGGAAATGGAAGTATAGTAATGATAGTGATATTAAATCATATCAGAATATGCTTACTGCATCTGGTGTTACTCTTCTAAATAAGTTTGATGATAAACCAATTAAAGAAAGAAAGATTAATTATAGGTATTATATTATGGAAGCCTATAAGATAATCAGAGATTTAAAACCGTTACAATTGAGCCTATGGGATTAACAGAGGCTTATCAGATATATTTCAGATAAACCATAAGCTTATATAATATATAAGACTATGATTTTAGAAATAGACACTTCTATCTTAGATAGAATACCAAAACTATCTATTAATCAATTAGTATTCCTAACACTTGTATTGAATGATATCAAAACAATCAATCAAGACATTCAGAGACTTCTCAGCCTAGTTAATGAAGAAGAAATACAAGAGTTAGAGACTCAAGGTTTAATTTCTATCCAATATGATAGAGATACCCAAGTCATAAGTAAAACAGAGAAACTAGAAGAACTTCTTAAAGAAGACAAAGCTATGTTTGATATGTTTTATGACCAATTTCCAGTTTATGTTATGAGACCTGATGGAACTAAGGGATTTCTCAGAGCTAATGTAAACAAATGTAGGAAGGAATATAACCACATTGTAGGCAAATCTAAAGCAATGCATGAACATATCATGAATTGTTTAAAATACGAAATAGATGAGCGTATGCGTACAGGTAAAATAGGTTATATGAAAACTATGTGGAAATGGCTCACTCAACGTGAGTGGGAAACTATTGAGGAACAAATGAAAGTAGAAACTCCTAACCAAAATTACTATAATTATGGAGAATATATCTACTAAAGTACTAACATTTAGACATATATCCTCTGCTACTAATGAAGCAGTAGAATATATCCGTAAGAGAAAGAATCATGAGATTGTTTCTTTACGTACTAGATGGAGTAAGTTTAATAAACCCTGTATGGGAGGCATTGAACCTAATACTATATATACTATTGTAGGTATATCTGGTAGTGGCAAAAGTTCATTTGTAAATACGCTTGAAAGCGATTTAATAGACTTAAATTCTAATCAGGATGTAGTAGTACTTAATTTTTCATTTGAAATGTTAAGTTCTAGACAAGTAGGTAGAAAATTGAGCAGTAAGTTAAGGCAAACTACTGCTCAGCTATATAGTTCTAGTAGTGAATTAGATAATTCATTATTAGAAGAAGTAGAACAAACCTCTCAACAGATAAAATCATATCCGATATATTATGTAGATACACCGGGTACTGTTGCAGATATAGCATCTACCATTGATTACTTTTATGAGAATAAAGCTAAAGGCAAGAAATTTGTGATTATACTTGATCATACTTTACTTGTTGAAGGTCAAAATCGTGAAAGTGCACTACAAGTGATTTCCGATTTACAGAAACTGTTTATTAGAGTAAAAAAGTTTCCAGATACTACAATAATACAGTTATCACAGATGAATCGTAATATCGAAAATCCTGAAAGAATTAATAATCCATCTATGCATTATCCAATGCGTAGCGATATATCTTCCGCTGATACTATTTTTCATGCATCAGATTATGTTATATGTATTCATAGGCCAGAATTACTCAATATACAGAGTTATGGGCCAAATCGTCTACCAGTAAGAGATAAGGTTTACTTGCATATTCTAAAGAATAGAGATGCAGGTGAATGTTCTATACTTGAGTTTGATAATGACCTTAAATACAATAACTTAATTGAGACTATAAGAGAAGATGAACCAGTAAGGAAGATTTCGTTTAGTAATAACAATTAAAAAGGCTGAAAATTATGAAATCATATACATTTACATTACCGAAAAATACTAAGAGTGCAAAAACATATAAGGAGTCTTTAATGGACCGAGTAATTAACGCTTATCCTTGGATGACTGTAGAAAGTAAGAGTGATTATCCTTCCTGCAGTTATGGCATCGAATATGCTGGTGCAGGTGATATTATTACTTTAGGTTTAAGTAAGACTCATAATATTGGATGGTTGCCGAAGGAATGTGCTAATTGTCCGTTTAAGTGTTGGGGAGATAATGTAATTAATTTCGACTTAGAAACAGAATTCTTCAAGGCTATTAATGCACTTGATATTTATGCAAAGGAACATTGTCCGTTTGATGTTGACTATGACTTTAAAGATGAGTTTGGTACTCCGGTTAAAATCTTTGATAACTTCGTACAGATTGGTTATGAAGTAATTCCTATTGCATTTGGTTCTTTGAACTATTTAAAACCGAAGACAAAGAAAACTATTATCGATATCACGATTAATATTAAGAAACGTGGTTTGTTTTAATTAAAATATCTTATTCCATATTATCAGAAATTATCAGAACTTTATCAGAGGAATACAAAAAAATAAAAGCTTTTATGATTGTATTACCAAAAGAGAAAGTAAAAGCTAAAGTAGAAAATCCTAGATTTTTGATTTTATTTGGTAAACCAAAAGCTGGGAAAACTACTTTAGCTGCAGCACTGGATAACAATCTAATTATTGATTTAGAAGGTGGTTCAGAGTTCTTAGAGGCATTAGCCGTTCAAGCCAGATCTGTAAAAGATTTAGGTGATATAGCTAATGCAATAAGAGAGATTAAAAAGGAAACTGGTAAATATCCTTATAAATATATTACTATAGATAATGCTACACGTCTAGAAGAGATGTGTATGAGTTACGCTATACAGCTTTATAAAGCTACTCCAATGGGGAAGAAGTACGAAGGTACGGATTTAAGAACTTTACCTAATGGATCTGGTTATTTATATATAAGACAAGCTGTAAGAAAAGTCATCGACATGTTCCGTGGATTATGTGATAACTTTATACTTATTGGTCATACTAAAGATAAGTTGATTAATAAGAATGGCGAAGAAATGGCAGAAATGTCTCTTGATTTAGTAGGTGCATTAGCAAATATTATATGTGGTGAAGCAGATGCTGTTGGCTATGTATATAGAAAGAAGAATGAGACACATATCTCATTTGAAGGCGGAGATAATTCTGTTATTGAAGCTAGAGCACCGCATTTAAGAGGAAAGAATATAGTAGTAGCAGAGAGTGATGAAAATAATAACATTACTGCTTATTGGAATAAAGTTTATTTACCTGAATAATTAAAAATAAGATATTATGATATTTAGTACAGAATTAGCAAATGAAGTAAAGTTGTCAGATAATAGTAATAATACTAAGTACTTGGAAGCAGGTATTCATGACAATGTTAAGTTTGTATCCGCAAAGTTTGCAGAGTCTCCTACAGGGAAGAAGTTCATTGAATTTACTTTTGAAAAAGATGGTAAGAGTCTTGTTCATACTGAATGGGAACCAGCTGTTCGTGAAAGCGATACTGAAGAACAGAATCAAAGTAAAGCTACTAACCAGGTAACTCGCATTATGCGTATACTCAAGTGTTTCTATCCTAAGAATGTATTAGCATTCAGTGGCAGTTCTTATAAGGAGTTTGCTAACTGGGTAGTAACAATGCTTAATAGTGCTAATAAAGATATTTTACTTAAAGTAAAGATAGTTTATAATGATAAAGGTTATACTACACTTCCTAGTTATGTCAAGTTTGCCTCTATTGAGCCTATGAATATTCCTATGGGTTTCTATGAAGAAGGTAAGAATGAAAGCATGATTAGAGAAATTACAGGTATTGATCAGTTTACTAAGCCGATTGTTGCAGATAAGGAAGATAAGGAGGTTAATCCTCTTACTACTACTGTAAGTGATCAGCCTAGTGATGATCTACCTTTCTAATTTTGTAGATAATCCTATAAGCCGCCTACGCTAGGCATAATATAGCGATACGTGAGTAGCATGCCGCTATGTGAGATAAGAAGCAATCGACGGTAATACGCCGAATGTAAGGTGTGACGGAGGTATCAAAATTCATAGAATAGGGATAGCATACACTCACGTTTTTATGATAGTAATGGTTAATTAAGGTTCGATTCCTTAGCTATCACTAAAAATATATCATATGATTTACGATACAACAAAAATAAAAGATAATGTGAGTATTACTTTAGATTGGATATTATCTAAAGTAACTGAGTATGATATATATGCAGCGTATATTGGTAATTTTAAAGTAGGTATGATATATAATTCACCATTAAGAAAGGATAAAACACCTTCTTTTGGATGTTATTATAGTAAGAAGACTAAACAGTTAATGTTTAAGGATCATGGTACTGGAGAATGTGGTAATGTAATTAAATTTATATCACTATTCACAGGACTAACTAACTATTCAGATATACTTAATGATATAGTTAATAAACTTAAAATTACTAATGATACGAAACTCGTTAGCTCTAAGCAATATATACCGTCAACCGAGACAGTAATTGGTATTGTAAGACAAGACTTTACTCTAACAGATATCAATTACTGGTCTCAGTTTAATATTTCTACTACTACTCTAAAGAAATTTGGAGTAAGTAGTATAAAATATTATCTATGTAACGGAGTTGTAAAGGGTATTTACAAGGATAGTAATCCTATGTATGCTTATAAGGTCTATAACAATTTTAAGATATATAGACCTTTAGCAGATAAATATACAAAGTGGCGTAATAACCTGACTGAGAACGACATTCAGGGGTTTAAACAGTTACCTAAAACTGGAGATATACTCATTATTACAAAGAGTATGAAAGACGTCATGTGTTTATATGAGATGGGTATTCCAGCAATAAGCCCATCATCAGAGTCTACATTTATCCCACAGAAATGTTTAGATATTCTCAAGAAGAGATTTAAGCATATTATTATAATATATGATCGTGATAAAGCTGGATTTCAAAATGTACGAAAAATTATAAGTAAATATAAATTAGACTTTCTGTTTATTCATAAGAAATTTAAATCTAAAGATATTTCAGATGCTGTTAAAAATAATTCATTCTTAGAAGTAAAAAACTGGATAAATAATGAACTAAATAAATAAATTTACGTTATCTGGTATATATAGATTCAATGTTTTATGAGAAAAGATATAAATGGATATAAATATTATTATATAACTGATACCGGTGAAATTTATTCAAAGAGTAGACAAGTAGAAATACTAAATCCGAACACAAAACAATTAATGACTTTTACTAAAAAAGGAAGAAAACTAGCAAAAAAGATTAATAATTCTGGATATTACGAGGTATGTTTATTTGAAAATAACACTAAGAAATATTATTTGGTACATAGATTAGTTGCACAAACATTCATACCAAATCCTAATAATTTACCACAAGTAAATCATAAGGATGAAGATAAATTAAATAATTCAATAGATAATTTAGAATGGTGTACTAGTACGTATAACCATTCTTATGGAACTGGTAATATTAGAAGAAAAGTTAATCAAAAAGCAAAAGCAGTAGTACAATATACTACTAATAACTCATATATTAATTCTTTTTTTAGCATAAAAGAAGCAGAAAGAGTTACAGGAATTAAGTCTTATAATATATCTGCAGTTTGTAAGAATAAGAGAAAAACAGCAGGTGGCTATATTTGGAGTTATGAAAAATTAGATAAACAAGAAAGTTAGAAATGCTACTAAAGTAGAATTAGACGGAATCTGTTTTCGATCTAAACTTGAAGCATATACGTATAGTAAATTAAAAGAAGCAAATATTAAAGTCGATTATGAAAATAAACGCTATACATTATTACCTAAATTCGAATTTCATGGTAAAAAAATAAGAGCAATTACATATTTGCCTGATTTTATAGGAAAAGAATTTGTAATTGAGTGTAAAGGTTACAGAACAGATACATGGCCTTTACGTGAGAAACTATTTAATTACTATCTATATAATTTTGAACCTAATATGAGCTTTTATATAGTTCACAATCAAAAGGAGGTAGATGAGTTAATAAAAAAACTAAAGAAATGATACTATTTTATAGTATAATTATATATAAACTAACTAAAACTTTATACCATGAAAATCTGCGCAATAAGTGATATACATGGTCATTTAATTAATATACCAGAATGTGATGTGTTATGTATAGCAGGTGATGTAGTGAATTTACTTGCTCAGAGAGATAACGAAGAATCAGATAAATTCTGGTCTATTACTTTTGTCAATTGGGTAGACAAATTACCGTGTAAAAAGGTAATTGTAGTTCCAGGAAATCATGATATTTATATAGAAAATCTTATCAATGATACTGTAAAGAATTTGAGTTGGCAAGATTTTAAGATTAAGATGTCAGCTTTAACTAATGGTAAAGTAGTATTTCTTGTTGATGAGTTATATGAATATGAAGGAGTAACCTTTTATGGAACTCCTTGGATAGCCCCTATACATTGGCAAACATGGGCATTTGAAGATACTCAAAACGAATATGATGAGTATATATGCCCATATGAAAAGATACCAAATTGTGATATACTTATTACTCATGAAAATCCTAATTATAATGAAAAGCTTGAACATTACTGTTTTGGTAAGTATAAGCATCATTTTTTTGGGCATTGGCATGATGGTATATCATATGGTCATTTAAATCAATATAACTGTAGTATATTAACTGATAGTTATCTTGAAAGAGAAAGACCTAAAATAGTAACTATAGAATTAAGTAAGAATGATAATTGATAAACCGTATTATGAAGACAATACGAGAATATCAAATTCTGCTATTGGTTGGTTCTTAAAGAAAGGACCGCGTTTCTATCGAGATATGATAGATGGAAAAGAGGAAGGATTAAAACTTCCTCAGCTCGAAAGGGGTACTATGATTCATGAATATATACTTCAACCAGAGGATTTCTGGAATGATTATATAATTCTTGATTATGAAGTGCCTAAAGTAAAACAACAAAAAGATTTCTGTGAGACTTATGCTAATTCATTAGAACTCATAGAAGACGATAAAAAGATTGCTGCATACAAATCTGCATACAGTAATTCAAAAAGCTCTGAAATCGTCTTAAAAGAAGCTACAGAGCTATGTAATCGTTATGCTGATTATATTAAAGCATTACAAAGTAAAAAAGATAATCGTAAAGTAATATCTTTTGCTGATTTAAATATGCTTAAAAATATTAAGAATAATATTGATAATCATAAGAAGGCAAAAGAGTTATTAGAAGATATTCCTGGAGTAGAATCTCATAATGAGTTTCATATTAACTGGGAATTACCTGTTGATGATTGGATTGCGCCTTGTAAGTCTTTACTTGATAGATGTATATTCGATCATATAAATAAGAAGATTACTTTAATCGACTTAAAAACAACTAGTGATGTCTATAATTTTAAACATTCTGTAGAAGAGTTTGATTATTATAGACAGATAACTTATTATTTGCTTGCAATTAGTTGGTACATGAAAGATCAAGGAATTGACATTTCAGATTATGATTGTGAAGCATATATTATTGCTATTCAGACAAATAGTAATAATGAAGTGAGAGTTTTTAATATGTTTAACGAATTAGAGTTAGATGATCGTAAGGACCTCATTGTCAAAACTTTAACAGAATTATCATATCATTATCAGACAGGTAATTGGGACCATACTCGTAAATATTACGAAAATGATGGAATTGAAGAACTTAGAACCTAAGACATTAAATGATTTTTTAATTGCAATAGCTATGGATTCATGCGAAGAAGTATTTGAAGTAGATGAAAACATAGTTTGCAATGAAGAAGTTGAACTTTGATAAATATAATAAAGGGTTGCGTTATTATGCAACCCTATTTAAAATAAATCCAATAGTATTTACTTCAGATTTATTTATAGACATTACTATAGATAAAGAGTTTTTAATACTTCAATATAAAACATATCCTAAGTATTATATAGTAAGAAGAATTCAGGAGAATGAATTTTTCTATAATGATATAATAAAAGATGATATAGTTTGCTATAGATTTAGGTTAAAAACTAATGACCAAAAAGCTGATTTCAGTATAATGCAAACTAATGGTACACAATTTTGTACTAAAGAATTTATATTAAGTATGGCAATACTTTGGAAAGATTATCTAGATAGTTCATTTTATGATACTATATTTTAAGAATTACTCTACACAAAAAAGGCAGGCTTTGTGAAAAGCTTGCCTTTAATTTTTTAATCACCAGTAATCTAAGTATCATAATATCTACGCTTACTTGGAATATCATTTAATTCAATTAGATTTTTGAATGGAGTTATTTTCCATATATTTCTTTCTAATTGAGTTTTTCCTCTATAAGCACCTCTAGTTATCATTTTACCCTATTTACTTTTTTCTCCTCTTATATTTGATAATATCAAATCGTAAGGATAAGAAATTACAGACCCAACGTTATCCAATAATGAATATAGCGGGGTAGGTGTTTTAATAGTGCTATATATATCTACTAGGTTATACGGAGCAGTAGTTTCAAAAGCAGTTCTAGCCATTACATAAGCAAATAAGTTAAGAAGTATATTCCTCTTATCTTTATCTGCCTCTTCTTTCAGAACATTTCTTATTAAAGGATATAAACACATACACAATGCTGCTTCTATCTTCAACTTCTTAATATTAGTTCTATCTAACTCGCTTGAAAAACCTTTATTAAGAAAAGTCTATTTTAAAATAGTAGTAAGAAGGTCTGCTCCTGATTTGTCTTTCCAAGTTTGAGCAAATACTCTAAGTGGAGTTTTAAGTATAGCTTCCACTTCTCTTTGAGTTTGATAATCCCATTGTCTATCCATAGTAAAACTCTATTGAAGAATAATAGGAATATATTGTCTATGCATCATACACATTGCACCAAATACATTAGCACTCATTTGAGCTTTCTGTAAAGGACTTAATTGACCATCTGCAGAACCAGCTAACTATCTAGCAGCATTACCAATAGTAAACTTAGCTTTATCTACAGCTTGTTGATATTCTGGAGAAATAGCAACTATTTTGCCAGCACTAAACTTAGTTAAAGCTTTAAATGATTTAGCTTTCTTCCATCTCTACTAGGTTTCATCTGTTCTACCATATTTATTATAAAACATTTCGTGATGCATGAATTGTCCATCAATGTATTTATAATCGTACATTACACTATTTAGTATTTGACCTTTTATAAAATAATCAGATACTGAGTATAATCCAAAAGCCCACTACTTCTAAATGACATTTATAAATTTAGGTCTATTAGTATTAGTAAACAAACTATCCATAGTAGAACCAACCTCAAAGTAATCCATATAAGCCATCTATTCGCTCTTATATGTTCTGCTACCAACACTTAAACCGTGTCTAAACAAATCGAATACTACATCTTTAAATGCACTTACTGCATTACCAAAAGTATAATATCTACCGGTCAAAGAATTGACAAGATGAGCATGAGCAGCAGTAAAGAAACCAGTAAACGCACAAGCAAAGTTTAAACCAAGATTTCGTAATGTACCATAACCAGTAATAGTTTTTAACAGTTTGGTTATACTTATCTCTCTGTCTTTAATAGATATAGATAAAGCATTAGTCTTAACATCATATAGATTCATGTTAATAAACTTTTCTGCAAACTTATATATATTAGTATCAGTTCCAAGTTTAGGTTCTTGTTTACCAGTAAATATTCTCTTAATAGAACCTATAGTACTAGTACCAGTATACTTTCTCTATGATAAAAATGACTTTATATTTTCTACCTCACCTTTCACTTCATTCTTCTGTTTGAAGTTTTCTGCCATTTTAAAATACTGAATAACAGAACCTACCATATCTGCTGATATAGTAGCTGGATCGTCTAGCTGTTTAGTAAAGTATTGAGGAATAAGAGCTAAAGAAGTACCATCAGGAGACGTTAAAACCTTTTTATTTATACCAACATCATCATTCTTTACAGTAGCAGCATCTAATAAATAGTTACCTATAGCAGCAAATGGATTAAACCCTGATGCTTTGAGATGTTTATACAAACTACCTGATATTTGAGGTAATCTATACTTGTTTAAATACTCTAGATTATTTAATTTACTATTAGATTCATCCATTGTGTCTATTAAAGCTTTTCTAAGTTCAGATAACGCTTTATTAGACATTACTTCATTGTATGCCTTACTGTTATCATATATCTACCTTTTAGGCTGATAATACTCGTCATTATCCTATTTGTAGTTCTTATTAACAAACGGAGACTCTGAAGATAATTCAGATAAATTAGAAGAAGGAATAACCTGTATATACTTACTATCTTTAGGAGCAATCTTTGTATACCAAGATTTAGGAGCAGTTCCAGTAGATGTGTTATAAGTATTCGTTAAATAGAATACCTCTGAACTACCAGGAACTTCTTGGTCTTTTGCCAGTGCTGCTGCTTCATCTCTCTTATAAGCTTCAGTAGCTACTACTCTAGCTATCTTACTAAACTCAGTCTTTGATCTCTTTTTTTTAGATGACTTTCTTATATTATTCATCTTAATCTCTAACTAATCTAGCAATCTCTTAGTAGAATTAGGCATTAGTTTAGGATTTACTTCACCAGTACGGTTATCTCTAAACATATTTAAGATAGCTCTCTTCTATCTATTATATTCAGCATATGCTTCGCCATAATCAGCTCTATCTAAGTTAGCTAATTGTTCGTAAAACTCTTCAGTATATACTACTCTGGTATTACGATCCATCCATTTTTTAAATTCATGCTTACTTAGACTGTTTCTTTTTTCTTCAATCAAATCTTGGAATTTCTATTGATTATAATTCTTGTTAAGATTCTTAGATAGTTTGTTATTTAGTTCAGTAAGCTCATCGGCTATTCTTCTTTCTACAGAACCTTCTGGCTTTTCATTACCGTATATATCGTAAATACTAGCTAATTCCTTTTTATCTAATTCATACTGTTGTAGAGTATTCCATTCCTCATCTGTCATAGATTCATAATGAATTACTCCATTATTGTCTCTATACTTGTTAGATAAAGTTCTTATCTTAGACATTATCATCTCTCTTGCTGAAGCAGCTTCAGGGCTAAGAGAATTCATTAAATCGTAGAATTCATTAGTATATTTACGTTCACAGTGCTCTGATAACCATTTATTAAGTCTTTTATTATACTCTGTTCTAGTAGCTATATTTTCAGGTAATTGAAGAGTCTGATGGTCTACACCAAATTCTTTCTATAACTATTCTTTAAACTATTTTAAATCTTTATAAAATCTACCATAGTTCAAATCTCTAATTATATAACCGGTAGTATTACCATTCTCATCTACTTCAAATAATAACTTCTAATTTCTATTTCCCGCTACCTTTAATAGTTTGTTTAGTTCATTAGCTTTTTGAAACACTACTTCATTTATACTATTTTCAGTATTCTATAGTATATTAAATAAACTCTTGATAGCTTCATCATTGATTCTATCTCCAGAACCTAATACTCTAGTAATGTAACTAATATCAAAATCTGTCTTTCTAGTATTTTCAGATATATAGTTATATATAGTAGGACTATTTACCTTTATACCTTCCTTTAACATGATTCTCTAAGCATTAACCACTTGCATACGTTTAACTGCATCATAGCTCTAATCTAAAATACTCTTACATAATTGTAGTTCTGTCATTAATTTATTATAATTTACTTCTCCTACAATTTGTTTATAAGTATTCATGTTTACTAAAGAATTATATATATCTTTAGCCTGCTCACAGTAAAAAGCAAAATAGTTCTTATTTAATGCTACGAGTTCTTCGTCTGTTAGAGCATCAGTCTAACCTTTATAAGCTTCTACTACTCTGTTACCTACATCTCTAACATCTAATTTTAAATCTGTAATAAAAGAAGCTATAACATCAAAATCGCTTATAGCAGCATTCTATAGATTAGCAATTTGATACTTAATGTTCTCTATTACTTCCGTTCTTTTAGATATATCAGTAATATCTATACTACGTAATCTAGATTGTAAACCAGATAGTAAGTTCTATCTTATATCAGATAATCTCTTATCTAGCTCTTCTTTAGTATCAAAGTTATACTTCTCTGCTTCATGTATGTTTGTTTCAAGCTGTTTAACTTTATTGTTTAATGACTTTTCAAATCTAACGTTAGCAGATTCATTATTATCTTCTAAATTGAAAGATAATAATTTCATTAATATATCTCTAGTACTTTCTGTATTTTTTACATGCTATTTTCCGGTAAGTAAATCAATGATTGCAGACCATACTTCCCTTATCTTACTTATCACTTCTTCAAATAATCCTTTCTATCTAGCATCATCTATTATATTATTTACAAATTCTTCATTAGTAAGAAATTCGGCTATAAATTCATGTTCATCTTTTAAACCATATAATGCACCAGTCCACTTACCTTTTTCAGCATGTATTTCCTAGTATAGTTTTCTATTGAATTCTAATAAGTCTTTTACTTTATTGTATACTTTAATTTCTAAGTCAGTGCCCTCACCATTTTTAACATTTTCAAAAGATCTTGAAGTAAATGCATGAACCATTTCATGTACAATACTTTTTGCATTGTACTCCATATCTGTTTCTTCAAATATCTCTTTACTAATCCATATAGTGTGAGTATTACTACTATACCACATGTAATCCCCATTAGCTAATTGATCTCCTTCCTCTGTTATACCAATATATACATCAGTATCAGAGAATAAATCAAGTATCTAGTATGCTATAGAATCTTTTGGTATATACTGTTTTAAGCGTTCAACTACTTGTCCTGATGTAGTACTCATATGAGGAGAACCATCTGACCAAGTGCCAGTAATATCACCTATATTTGAAAAGAATGTAGCAGATGCGTTAGTTTCGTTTCTGTGTATATTATTATCCTAAGTGGAAAAAGTACCTTGGTTATCTACTGATTTTATTTGATTTGAATTAATGGCTACAAACTCTTTTGAAGTATCGGATTGATTTGTTCTTTCAATTAAAATTCCGTCGTTTTCTTGAGGGATAATTTTAGTACTAATAAAATCTCCATCTTCATCATAATATCCTTCTTCCTTAGACCATTGTCGGAACTCATGTAATGTCTAAAAGTCAATAGGATTTTTTATATTTAAAAATACACTGTAAGAAGTAGGAGTACCATTTTTTCTTCTAAATGTGACAACATTAGCGAATCCGTTTGCTTTTTGTTTATCGTCTGTAAAAAAATTTCCTAATGTAGCAGTACCAGTACCTTTCAATGTATTTCCAGTTTGTTGACTTCTGTCAAATATATTTATGTTATCTTCATTAGTACCATGATATACAATCAGCGGCTCTCCATTTTCATCTACTATCTTTGACGAACCTTCAACGTTGTTTATCCAATCACCAAACCAATTTTTAAATTCATCTGTAAACACTTTTACTTTAGCCTTAATAGCTTGTTCACGATTGCCATTATAATGGCCCAAAAGGTCTGAAAACAGCTTAGAAGGCTCCCCATTGGGAGCCTGATCTATAGCATAGCCGTTATTTTCAGACACTACGTAATATGCAGCGTCTTTACTACCTAATACTGTAGTAAGTTCATCTACTGCTGCCTTTACTTCTTTATTATCTAAAATTAAACACTGCATAATTATTCACATTCTTTTTTACGTTTCTTACCCATTTCAGCGAGATAAGTCATATCTACCACATCTTCAGTAACATCCATGTTGAAAGCTTCATTTGCAATAGAAGAAGTATCTACATTAGCAAAAGGATCTTCTGTTTCTTGTGAGAATTGTTCTTGCATATCAGAGAATATATTTAACTATTCATTTATGATGTCCATAGCTTCAGATCCATCAAATGATTCTTCTAAACTAACATTGACAAAATCTGATACATCTGTTTCATCATATACTACATTATCTTCAGATAACGGATCTATATTAAAGGTAGTATCTACTACTTGCGCATCAGATACATCACCTTCTATTTGCTTCTATGTTCCGTTTATTTTTACCTAAATATTATCTGAACTAAGAGGTATAAACTGTTTAGTAAATCTACTTTCATCCTTTAATTTAGGTAATTTAACTCTAGACATTGCAGTTTCTGCTATAACACTATCATCAGTTAATACATTTTCATCAAACACATTCTAATCAAAAGCTGATATATCCAAACCACCTTTTGCAAATTCATTAACTCTAAATCCATTTTCTTTAATACCTAATTTAGGTATTCTCTTATAGATTAGTTTAGCTCCTCTTTTACTCTTCTTACCTTCATCATTTACATAAGCTATTTCGCCAATTAATTGATATAATTGAATTGAAGTATTATATCCAGAACCATTATTTACAGTTATGAATTCCGCTCTTCTAGTTCTATAGTGAGGAACAGCAAAACTGTCATACATAGTAATAGCTTTACCTCCAATGTTACTTCTAGATTTAGACAATACAATATCATAATCACTACTCTTAGAACGGTCTTCCTATTGTTGTTGGAAAGGATCGTTGCTATTAGGCTTAAGATTGATATTATATTTAGGAACTATATTAGGATCATCCCACATATTTCTAGCTATTGTTAATCTAATAGAAGGAAAACTCATAGATTGAGGATCATCCCCAGTTTGAGCTATAGAACTATATCCAGATATATCTCCTCCATTTTTAAATTGGTCTAATACTTCTTTAATATTAGATACATAACCATTATCAATCTTATATTGAATAGGAACTAAATGGAAGAACGCATTTACTCCTCTTTCATCATAAGAAGTATAATATGCATATTTAACCAAATCTTCTGCAAATTCTCTAACTATATCATCGGTATCTTCAAGTAATTGAGCGAAAGCAGATATTAACTGATTCTCTCTATCATAGTCATTGTTCATTGATGATTCAGATAGAATAATTCTGTCTACATTCTACCCTTCTAAGCCATCTGCTGGATATTCCTATAAATAATTTAATAATTCATTCTTTATAGTTCCATCTTGGTTAATAAGATGTGGAAAAGCCTCTTTATTAAGTAACAGATATCTCTTAAGTTTAGTTAATCTAGAACACATAGTATTCTTACCTATAAACATACCTCTAAATTGATCATCAGTCATTTTAAGGAAATCAATGTTGGAAGTAGCTCTAGCTCTGATTATACTATCAATCATTCTATTTATGTTCTGAACAAACTTCTTATCACCCTGGTGTTTATAGGATATTAAATCATTACCATCTGTGCCTTTAATAATATCTCCTCCTACAATATTACTCATTACTGAATTAAATATATTCTAATAAGTCCAAGTTGCGGGGAACGTTTGGCTCTTAAGAATCTTTCTGGCTATAGTAGTAGCATTATATAACTTCTTACTTAAGAATGTATTACTAAAGTAGTATTTCAAAGCATCGTCTACTTCCTTACCTTTTATTTCAAATACTCCGGAATTATCATATATAAATGTCTAGTATGAATTCACAAAGTTTAACTGTAATGCAAGATTGTTACCAAACTTCTTAGTATCAATTTGAGATCTATGTACTAATTCACTAAGTGTTTTAGCATCCATACTTAATTCTTTATAAGCATGTAATACAATAATCTATTGATATAAGAATGGCAGATTATCCTATTTTTTATTCTTTAAAGCATATATAAGACTAGATTCATCAAATACCTATGTCTTATCTATTACTTCACTCTTTATTCCAGGATATGCAGAGTAACCAATTTCTTCGGCTAAACCGTTATATTTAGCTTTCCAATTTTGTTTACTTTCACCTTCTGGCAGAGCATCTATAGCTTCTTTAAGTAACTTACCATACACATTGTATAATCCAGTAATTATCTAGTTTTCCTATAGATTCTCAGCTCCATATACTCCTTTACTATTGATAACTCTATTGGATAACTCTTTTAATATAGGTTGAGCTAAGAAATAGAAAGTATTCTTACCTTTACCACCTCTAAGTAATAGGTTAGTCATATTATAAGTAACCTGATTAACATTTAAAGCAATAATGTAAGGGTCTTTAGCAACGTCTACATGAGCATTAATCATAGCAGATAACCAGTCAAGAATTCTAAATCCATCTTGACCCTTAATAGCATCTAAATCTCCTAATTGATATACATTACTATGACTGTATATCATATTAAGATGCATTAACTGTGTTAATACATGATTAGTAGAGTTAAGAGCAAATGGAGCAATACCAGCTTTACCACTAGTATATTCTTCTTTTCTAGATTCCTAGAACGAAGGCAATAATTCATAGAAAGGATCTGCTTCTTGTTTACTAGAACTTGATATTAACGGTAATACATCGTCTTGTAGCATACCAGTAAGAGTATCAATAGACGCTCTAGTCTCAGCCATATTCTTAGTATCTGATACTACTAATTGATAATTCTGTATTATCATATTCTGCAATGCTTCAGGACTTTGTTCGCTTACTTTATCATTAGTATATTGAACTATATTTCCATCTGTATCATAATTCAACATAGCAATATACAGTTTATCAACGTCGAAGTCAGAACCAGTCATAGCTGTAAATTCATCCGGAACTACTATAGTATCACTGAATCTATCAGGAAGTACATCTACTACTTTAAATGAGAAAGTAGAAGACAAACCCTGAGTAGGGATACGATAACCAATACCTTGTGGAGTAGAATTAGTGCCAATTATATTATGGTCAGTTAACCATTTCTTCATAGTTCCATAAGAAGTCTAATATTCTTTTGGTACTATATGTCTAAAGAAGTTAGTACTTAGAATAACATCCATACTTCCATCTTTATTCAGGAATCTAAGTTTATTACCACCATTAAATGCGCCATTTAACTCTGATTCTTTCATTCTAGCATCAGTTGCTTTTAAACCAAATGAAGACATCTGAATAGCAGAACCACCAGGAGTATTAATATCTACTGCTTCTTTATTTATAAATGATATAATTCTACTTTCAATCCATTGTCTACTACTCTGAGCTGCTAACGGAACAAGTATATTACCATCCTAATCAAGAGTAAGACCTTTAACAAACTCATCAGACATACCAGAGCTAACTGCCTAACTAACCAAATAGTCTGATAAAGCCTTATTATTCAGTTTACCTTTACGGAAGAATCTCTTAATTATTCTCTTATAACCTATATCGGATAACTAATTGATAGCATCCATTGTTTGAGTCTTAATCTGTTGACCAGTCTTAGTAGTGGCTTTATTAGTACCGTACACTCGATCGTCTATAAGATTACCCAAACATATTTTAACAGCCTAAGTACCAAATGAACGGTCAATATGTTCGTGTGGATCTGTGTTCAACTGTAAACGTAAATTACGAATATCTTGAACAAATACAGGTAAATCTCCTTCTTTCTTAGTAAGATTGAAGGATTTTTTATTCAAACCTTCAACATTAAAGTGTTCGTTTTTAGGACCTTCGTAAGCTTCAAATTTAGTTCTACCGCCAACCTTAACCGCAGATTCAAAAGTAACCATATCGATTACTCCTAATTCCTCATTATTCATACGGTCATATAAAACCTTATTATCAGCCTTAGCTATTACTTTGAATAATGGGAACATAGCCATCTTATCGAATACAGGAACATTCAGATTTATATCGTTCTCTCTATGGTCTCCAAAATATACCATCTTTAAAGGTTTAACTACAAGAGCTAAAGTCTTCTGATATAATTCCGGATTATTCATCCATGACTCATCTTCTCCTTCCATTATTTGATAAGCTTCTTCGATAGCGTCACTCCATTGTCCTAACGCTTTCATAATACGTCTATACATAGCAGGACGAATATATACAGCAGCATCAGATTGATTAATATTACCACCTTTAATATCTCCTTTATCATCCCTTCTGAAGTCGTACGGTCTAGCACTAGCATTAGTATAGCTATCTACAAACTCTTTCTAATTTTTAGTAAGAGAATTATAGAAAGCATCTTCTTTCTATTTAGTAGATAAAGCCTCTATAATTTCATTGTCACTTAAATTAGGATGAGCTTCGCTATATAGATCACGTAGAATAGAGTTTCTAAATATACTTTTTAATTCGTCATAATAATCAGAACCAAGCATATTATCAGCAAGATGCATTACTGTTACTTTAGTATCATTCTCAGCTGGATTATCCCATATAGTTCTAAGATTAGTACCTGTAGATAATACAGAAGACAAACGTTTAATCTTATCAACATCTTTACCAGTTATAACATCAATAGAATCTCCTTGCTCAGTTTTAAATTTAGACTTCTTCCACTTATAGTAAGCAGGATCTCCTGTAAAACATTTCTCTACTTCCATGATAGAAATAGCCTAATTAGCTACATGAGAACCAATTACAGAGAATAATATATCTTGATTCTTAAGACCAGATTCTTCAGATGTATACATTGAACTATCTAGTTCTGATTTATAGTAATCGAATATATTACTAGGTATTAACTTATTAACGTATTCGCCATTTGAATATCCAAGTATACCTCTCTTTACAAGAGCTCGCATTTCTCTTTGAGTAGCATGCAGTAACAAATGATTTATTGCAGAGAATATAGGAGCAGAAGGTTCTATAACTTCCTTAGAATTAGGTTTAGATGTACCTAACAACAATACTTTTAAATCTGTTAAATACTTCTGAACCTCTTCTGTAGTACCATATTGTTCTAATCTTGCTAATTCTTGATTGACATTTAAAACATCTTCACCAAGTCTCAGTCTAGTAAAGTATCTGAATCTACCTCCATTTCCAGTATGATCCATCTTACCATTTTTAATCTTACCGTGGTAATTGTCTACTCTTAAAGTAGGATGTTGCGCGATATAGTCTTTTTTCTAGAAATAATCCCATACAGCATTAAACTCATCTAACCAGTAATTAGCGAATATATTAAGAGTACCTTGACTAAATCTTCTTTCTCCTACATAAGTAGAATTTTCAGCTGTTAAATCTTCTCCAATAATAGCTGCATAATTAGCGTCTCCTATATCGATATATTTACTAGTAAGAATATCTTTTACCATTTTGATACCTGATATGCTATACCAAGTCTTTTTGTCAGACATAGTAGGTAATATCATTCTATCGTTAAAAGTAAGAGTAAGCTTAGCAATATAATCCTCAACAGGAGTAATGCCGAAATAATCTCTACTAGATTCATCTATATTCAGTGCTAAGAAAGTATGCAATTTAAATTTGGTATTCTTAGCATTAGCTATCAGACTGTGTGCAGAGAATGGAGTACTTAATATCTATTGTTTCTTACCATTAGCATCTTGATTAATATTACGTATTTGATCTGTCATGTAGTTATTCTCACTAATAGGATAAATCAGTGCACCATCTGCTCCAACAACACTAAATTCTTGAGGAGAAGGATGTACTTTACCATAAGATATTGCCATCACAGCTATCTAGCTATTAGAATTTCTACCAAATGTAAACATTCTATCTAAAGTTCTAGAGTATCCACCACCTGATGTAGATTTTACACCTATATCTTTAGTTTCAGCTAATTTAATCAAAGTAGCTAAAGTACCTTCATTAAATCTCTCTGTTTTACCAGCTCCAGTGCCTTTCCAGAAATTATATAGTTTATCAAATTCAGTAGCTCCAACATAGAAGTTATTAAGCATATAGTCTAATGCTAAGTTATCCATAGGAATAGATAAAGCATTGAATACGTCCAATAAAGTATCTTTTATTTCCTATATCTTAGTATCATCTACTGGCTTACCTTTCTTTATTCTATCGCTTACTATTTTAAAAGTAGAACTTAATTTACCTCTTCTGTCTTTTAAAAATTTAGCAAACTCTGGTTTGATGAAAGGTCTACCACTATCTGTTCTATCTATAGCGTCAGATGCAAAGAACATACCTGACCATCTAGCAGGAAGTCTACCTACTTTACGTAAATTATCACTATCTTCTACAACCCAATTAAATTTACTTAAGCTAGATTGTATTTCACTAGCTATTTCATCTTCAGACTTACCTCTTGTATTTATCTTAGGATGTTTAGTAGTAATAGTATCTAACTGTACTTTAGAACTCTTTATAGTTATCTCTAACTAAGTTTTAGTATTGTCAGATATAGGTGCTTCTTCAGAAGTAAGTATATCATATAAAGATTTAAAGAAAGGAATAGTATTACCTAAATTAGCACTTCTATCTATTATATCCTGATACTTATCTATATCCCATAAGTTCTCCATAATCTGATTCCATACAAAATTGAAATCTTCAGTTACAGGAAGTTGGAACATATCATCATGTACAGGAAATAATTCTTTAGTAATAACGCCGGTTTCTTCATCTTCAACAAATTGGTATTCATACTTAGGTATAGAGTAGAAGAACAGTTTAGCTCTAAAGCTAACGTTATCTTTCTTACTTACTTCACCTTGATTCTTATCCCAATTGTTTTCAGATTGTTCACCAGTCTCTACTTTTAATCTAGACTCTTCCTCATTATCTACTTTTTCTACTTCTCTAATTCCTAATTGTTCTATCTTCTTACGAACATATCTAGTAAATATATCTTTGTTATTTACTATATCCTGAGCAATATCTACATATTCGTCAGATATCCAACCAAAGTCTATATTCTACTGTAATCTGTCAAATAACAAAGAAGTATTAAGATTATGAACATCCTCTATGGTTCTAATATTAAATATAGATAACACTCCACTAGTAAGAGAATTAACAGCATGATAGAATACATCTGGATCAGTTATATGAGGTAATTTAGCTTCTTCTTCCTTTGATAAACCAGGTATATAATAAGATAAACCTTCTGGTTTACGGCTATAGAAATCTTCTAATGCTTGCTTAGAGGCTTTATAATCCTTAAACTAACCGTCATTTATACTCTTAAAGAAAGCTCTAACTATATTTCTATGAGAATTCCAGAAGTATAAAGTATTATATATCTTCTTAAAGATTCTAATGACATTATATAATAAACCTTTACCGTTTTGATCCTTAGCGTAATTACGGAATTCTTCAGCAAGCGCTTCCTCTGCTTCATCTCGAGTAAGATTTCTAGCACTTCTTTTAGATTTAGAATATTCTTGATACAGCTTAGTTCTCTATTGTTCACTTAATAGCATTTGAGTTACATAGTGGAATGCTTCGTGATATTCTACACCTGCACCAGATTGTCTAGATAAAGATATACGAGGTATTAATTCATTAGAAAGTGCATCCATTACTACACTGAACAAACCGTACGCCTCTTCATTAGCTCCAAACTTAATCATTTGGTCTGTTACTAGTATTTGATCGCTATCTATACCTAACTTATCAAATAACCATTTCTTAGCAGAATCTTCATTAAACTTACCTCTACCTTTAATAGTTGATTTAAGACCACCTAAGAACTTAATTGGAGTAAGAGTAACTTCTCTTTTACCAGTCTTAGGATTGAGAACAATACCCCATTTAAGGTATTGACTTTCTTTCATTCCATTATCTGGTATACTTAATCCATATTTCTCAAGATTCTCAGGAGTAGCTCTTTCTGCAATTACAACTTTCTTACCACTAGCTGTCTTAGCTTGAGAAGGTTTACTTACATCTTCTATTACTTTATCCTGAGTATTAACAGTAGGTTTAGGTTTATCTTGTTGTTTCTATAATTCTTCTTTATTTATAGCAGCATCATCCGCATATATAAATGGAGCATAGAATGCATGTTCCCCTAAATCTGTCTTTAATATTCCATTGTTAATAGCCCAAGTAATTACTAAAGGAGAATCAGATACTTTTTCAGCCTTACCGTCTTTAAAAGTATAACCTATTTCTTTTAAAGAAAACGTTAAGTCTTTAGAGAATATAGGTATTCTACTGTTTTCATCCTTTACTAAATTAGGAGAACTATTAGCTATAGATACTAATAGGTTTATAAATTCTTGAGGGAATTCAGACATTAATACATCCTTATCAGTATTCCAGTGTATATTCTATGAAATCTAGAATACTATTCTTCTCTTTTCAAAATCTGTTAAAGTAGCTAAGTTAGTAAATTGCGTACTGAATCTCTTTTCAGTTCTAGGACCATCTTGAGTATATACAGTAGCATCTTCACTATGATACCCGTTAACAAAGAATTTATTACCTTTATCGTCAGTATATATGCCTAATTGCTTTCTTACTAAGAAATTATATTTAATTCTTTCTACTCCTTCTAAACCATTAGTAAATGTATTAGAACCACTATTAGCTAATAATGACAATAAGAAAGAATCAATTACCTTAGCATTAGAACCTCTTACTGATGTCTGACCAGTAATAATATTAAATATTAACTCAGCAGTAGAAGGAGTAATGGGCTTTCCTTGCTCATCTACATTTTGAGTGCCGTCTGCATTGAAGGCTAATTTAACCTGCTCCGGATTATTTACTCCAGGTATTCTATGCAATTCCTCAGATAACATAATGGGTAATGTAGCAGTACCAGAAGGAGTATTTTCAGGTTTAGGTATAAAGTATATTTTACCAGCATAACCTATACCTTGTGTTTCAGTTTTATCTCTAGTAAACATATCATCTATAGAGAAAGGATCAACACCAAATGGACCAGTACCATATCCAAACTGAATATCTCCACTAGTTATTTGTTCAGACATAGCAATAGCATCTTCTGTTATACCAAAATCACTTACTTCAGTTAACTTTCTAAACTTTGGTAATCCAGCCTCATCTACTTGATTATCAAGCTGACCATTACTTATTCTTATTCCTACAGGTTTAACATGCTTTCTAGCAGTTAATGGTAATGTTTTAGTAGTAGAATATTCTGGAGCATAAGCTTTAATTATCTTAGCTCTCAATTCTCTTAACTTCTATATCTACTCATCTATTTCATCCTAAGTCATTTCCGTATCTCTCATACGGTCATACAGACTCTAATTGATTGCTCTAACAGATGCATTATACAGTTTACCATCCTTCTCTATCATCACGTGAATAGCTAAATTATCTATGGCACTATCAAATGACATATCATGTTTAAAGGAAGTAACTACAAAGTATATATCATCAGCTGTTGATAACCATCCCGGAATAGCTAAATTATCAGCTAATTCTTTACCTGGTCTTCTATCAACCTTACCTCCATCTTTACCTATAAACTATACAGATTTACCAGCTACAGTAATAGGCATAACTTCATCTGTATTAGGTTGAAAGAAGAAAGTATTAGCTATGTGTAATCTTCTAAATTTCTTTCTAGCAGATACCCAACCATTAGCTGATCTATTATAATATGAAGAAGGCCCTTGTAATCTGGAATCAAAATCATATGATTCTTCAAATGCTGATTGTTCTAATATATCTTGGTCATTTACAGGTATTCCGTTTTCAGGATTACCATCAGGCATGTACACTAGCTAATCATTCTAAGCATCATAAAAAATTTCATCAGATTTTGGAGTGTCTTCTACTTCTGTAATATTTACCGGATTCTCTACTTGAGGAGCAATATCTGAAGCTGCAGGAGTATCCTCTACTTCTGTTACTGTAGGCTATTCTGCAGACCCTTCCTCTTCATCCTATGTTGATTCTTCAGCAGGAGCAAATTGAGTATCATCTACTTCTTCCTGCTGTTCTTGAGATTCTTCAGTAGTAGAATCATCTATCTGCTATTCTTCTACTTCTTCAGCAATATCCGTAGGTTCTACTGATGTAACTTCTTCAGCTGGATTCTGCATCTGTATTTCATCTTCTATATCTTGATTAGTATTAGTAACGCTATCCATCTCCACATCAGCTTCCACCTCATCTACACTTACTCTATCTTGTAAAGGAGAGCCTTCTATAGCTTCCTCTAACATATTTAGTTGATCTTCTAGACTACTTATTTCCTATTCAGCTATCTATACATCTGGTATAGTAACCTCCTCTACTTCATCCATAGGAGCAACCTCTGGAGCTTTTGTTTCAGTATTGGGAGTTCCTTGTTCTATATCTGCTAAATTACCAGTATCTTCAGCTATCTCCTCTCTACTTACTTGCTCTTGATCTTTTTTACGCTGTAAATCTTTCTGAATAACAGACATAGCTCTTTTACGCTGTACTAAATCCTAGTCAGCAAGTTTATCATCTTTATTCCATTCTTCATTTACAGAGTTATCATAATCCTATATAATCTAATCAGAAGTTCTAGTCTTACCGTTGATCTTGTCTGCCTACATCTCATTAGTAAGTATTTGCTTCTGCTGTTCTTCGGTAAGATTATTATAAGTAGGTTTATACAATCTAGTATCACCTACATATTTTCCAGTAGTATATGCTAAAGCATGAGCGAATAAATCAGCTCTTGCCCCATCATTAACATACTTACTTATGGTAGCTACAGATAATTGATCTGCAAAAGGAACAGATAATCCAAGATCCATTACCTGTTCTCCTACTTCTTCTCCTAAGAATCGCTGTATAACTGGTTTACGTTCTTCTATCTGAGATTCTACATACTTTATAATACCAGATATACCATCTACATTTACATCTAAATTCTTATCCTCTTTTAGTCTTTGTAAATCCTGCTTTCTTGAATTAAGTTCATCTCTAAGAGTAAGTAAGTCGTTGTAATCTTGAACAGCAACCATTCTGCCCATGAATTCATTAGCATACTCTTCTTCAGACAGTACACTTCTTTCACCTAATAATTGGTCTACGTATTCAGATAATTCCTTTTTACTTCTAGAAGTAATATCAGATGCAGGTAAATCATTAACTATCTGTCTTCTTCTATCACTACGTTTTTTATCATAGCGAGCTAAATAATCAGAATAATGCTGCTTTATTTCTTCTTTTAAGTCAGCATCTTCTCTTATTTTCTGAATAACACTTTCTATTTCTCTAGTAGAAGCTTCAGATGCTTCACTAGCATCTTTTAATCTATCTTGAATATATACAGCATTTTTTACTACAGATATAAAGTCATCATTATTTATTCCTAGTTCATCAGTTATACTACGTAAAGACTTATTATTAGATAATCTTTCTATGTTGTTTACTAATCTTATGTCTTCATCAATCATTTCATTAGTAACACCTTCAGGTTTAAATTTATCCTTAAGAGTTTCTAAGTTATTGATTATTCTAGAATAACCTTTTCTCCCATCAGAACTAGCAGCATTCATAAACTGCTCTACTTTATTTTGTCTTTCGGCATTACCATATCCGTCAGCAATATAACCTCTCAGATTACTATCTGTAAGATATTGAGCAGTAGCACTATATACGTCAGGTGAACTAAATACTCCAGACATAAATAATCCAGTAAATCCACCTATATCCATAGATTTACGTAAATCAGCATCACCATTTAGATTCTCATCTGGGTGAATACCATAGTATGCCATATGCGCTTCTCCTGCCAATTTTAATGCATTAGCAGCCCCCTACAACAGACTATAATCTCCAGCATTATCATACTTACCAGTTCTATAATAATTACTTACTACTCCTTGTTGACCTTCTTCAGTCTTTTCCATGAAATAAGAAACACCTAGTTTCTTACCAATATTGGTAAGATTACTTATAGCATTGTATGCTCTAGTTTTACCTCCAGGAGTTTTCCATGCTTTATCTACAGCTCTAGCAATAGTACGATCTATAATACCATCAGCTGCTACATATAAATCATCTTTACGTAATCTGTCAGTTACAGCAGTCTCTAATCTAGATGTTATACCACGATTGCCTATAGCTCTTTTAGCAGCTTTCTGTAAACCAAAGTAGTTCTTCATATATGAACCACCAAACATAAACATACCTTGAGCTAAGTCAGATAACATTAAAGCTTGATTAGTCTATCTAACTACATCTAGACCTTTTTGAGAATCATTTACTAGCTAATTAAAATTAGCGTCGGGAGTAATTATATTCTGTGATAAAGAGTTTTCTAATACTTCATAATCTGTCATTTCAGAAGTATCAAATCCTCTGGCTTTTAGCTACTCATCGGCAGATTGTATTACACTAGGAAGATTAATTCTCATCTAATCTGCGCCTTCTAATACTCTCTACTTAAATGAATCAAATACTTCAGCTTGAGTTTCTGAATTACGAGTATAATTAGTAATCGCAGCTTGTGTGGCTAATTCTGCTGCGCCTATTAACAAAGGAGCGGTACCACCAGAACCTGCAGCCATAGCAGCTTTAGATGCCCATTTAGCAGCCATACTAGTACCAAATTGTCCTAACATAGCTCCAAATTCAGAATAGCTAGTACCTAATTCTGGCAATGCATAAACCCAGGATTCTGGATTAAATGCAGATATTTGATTATTCTCTTGTTTTTCTCTAAACTCAGCAGATATTTTACTTGGGTCATACAACCAATTGCCATGCTTTAAAGTATGTATCATACTTTGTATCTACTGATTTTTATCAGCTAAACGAGAACTTACAACCTTTTCAGCATTATTAAGCTATTCAATCTGCTTTGCTAAATTGCTTCCTTGGTTTTTACTACTCCACATATATTCTATTTGATCTGGAGATAGTTGATGAGTTCTCCCAAAGATTGCATCGTTTATACCGTCATTAGCTAGTAAATGCTTAAAGTTATTACCAGGATTAAGATCACCAATATAATCTTCTGCTAGCCAGTCGAAACTATAGTATTTCCATAAGTCTGTTACAGAACCAAATTTATCAGTACTGAACAATTTACCAGGTCTAGTCTCATAGAATATATCCTGTAAATATGGGTTAGTTCTAGCTAGCTCTTTTAAACCAGGTTGATGATATATGGTATTGCCATTCTAATCTAATTGGTTTACACCATTTTCTATATTCTTAATATTATCTTCTAGTTCAATTATTCTATTCTGAGCTGATTGAATTTGCGTAGGTGTCCAATCTGTTGCAGAATCAATCTATCTTTGTAAATCAATTAATTCTTGTTTACTTGTAAGATAATCTTTAGCTAGATTAATAGAATTTAAATAGTTAGCTTCACCCTCTCTAACTTCATTCTATAATCTACTTAATTTAGATTGATCCTTCTTTTCCATAAAACTACGATATACATCTAAAGCTTTTATGTCTCCAGACTTCTCAGCTTCATCGTACATATAGTCTAGGACAGTGATATTCTTATCCTTATCATCTGCGTCTTCACTAGACTGAAGTAATTCAGGCATACTTCTAGATGTCCACCAATTAGATATTCTACTTTTACTATCTTTTGTAGAATCTTCATTAGTAGTTTTATTATCGTAGTTTATATCGTTCTCTCTATCTTCTAATCTTCTTTGGTAATAATCTGATCTAGAATCGTATGAATACCCATAATCACCTTGTAAGGTATAATTAGGGTATTCACTAGCGATATTATTATCTGTATTTTTACCTAGAGTATAGTTCTATTGTCTACTCATAATATTATATTAAAATAGTCTGTTACTTTCAGATTGAGCTTGCATTACATCTCTAATGTCTTGTCCTATGTTTCTACTCTTAGCATGTAACGCATCATTCTCAACTGCTTCTAAACCGCGTCTGGGTACAACTGTACTTACTGGAATTCTTAAATAAGTGCCTTGTTTAAGAGCGGTATTAATCGAAGTTCTAGTTTCACCATAATCATTTGTAGATTCAGTTACTCTTACCTGATCTTCGTCGAGATTTACCCAATCTCCTTGTACTTCTGCTAGATCTCTAGCTGTATATTTACCTTTATCTATTTCTGATTTAGGAATAAAAATATATTTATTGTGGAATATATTTGAACCATCTGTAGTAATATTCGGAGTTCCAGCTACTAAGAAATTCTTAAACTGCCCCTTTTCAAAATCATCTTGTAACTTACTACTACTACCAATCTTTCTATCCATTAAATTCTCAGCAAGACGTTTTCTAAGTAAGAACTCAGAAGAAGAATTACCTACTCTCCAACCTTGAGAAGTCATCTTGCCCGTCTGAGTTCCTTGAGCAGTTAATACTTCGTTTGCCTCAACACCTATACCACTACTTAAAGTTCCAATAACATCGTTAATTGCACTATTTAAACTGTTATTAGTTTTAGCACTAAGAGTAAACATATCATTGAGTTTCTTTCTAGCATCTTGAACTGTAGGTGCATCTTTTAAAGCTGAAGCAAAAGTATCTCTTGCCGTTATCTCTAATTGGTCAGTTAGATTAAGTAAACGATTCTGTTGACTTCCTGCGCCTGCTCTTCTAGCTAATGCTACAGCCATTGGATCACGTTCTGCTTGGTCATAAGCAAATTCTCTACCTGCTGTAATAAGTGTTCTATTAAGTTGCTCTTCAGCATCCTGTCTACTAAGACCTTGTCTTTGTAATACTTCTAAATGCTTTTGATATTCTGGAGTATTCTATATACTAGATAAGTTTCTTTGTATTTCATAATCTGTTCTATCAGTAGAAACTCCTTGATGAATCCATCCATCTTTAACTCCCATGAAACTAGCTTTCAGATTATCTACATATGGTCTCACTAAGTCTACTTCAGATTTATAAGCTAAAGGAGCTACGTCATTAAATATTCCACTATCTACTGTGTTATAGTTAGTGAAATCCACATCATGCCAAAGAGGATTATACATCCCCTTTATCATTAATTCCTAATTAGCCTTTTGTCTTGCTAGCATTCCTTCTCTACTTTGCTTTAAATTACTAAGAGTAGCATAATCAAGATTAGCAATACGAGAATTTAATCTAGCTCTAAAGTTAGCATCTTTCATAGCATCTGGATTAGTAGCAGCTTCATCTATTAAGTCTCTTATCTTTCCTAAAGAGTTCTCGTAGTATCTCTAAGTATCTACGGCAGAAGGAGATTGAAATTCTCCAAACTTACTAACAGTATTAGTGAATTCATTAGCAGCTTGTTCAACAGCTTGTCTTTGAGCCTAACCTATTCTATACAATTCACCAAAATTAATTGGTACATAGGTATTCATTATAGGAGCTTCTGCAGCTCTATCATATCTATTAGCTTGCATCATTTACCTCCTTTTCTACTTATTGTATTACGGTTAGAATTCATCATAGCTCTAAGATCGTCTTCAGTAAAACCGGCTTGTAAGAATCTTTGATACAGTGGCCACATTTCCATATCTCTAGCTTTCTGGTTACGCATTAATTCTCTATTCTGAGCCCATTGGCTTAACTGACTTAAACCAGCCCTACGTATGTTTCTAGTAGTAGCTCTGTTTTGAGCATTAGCCTCATTAGCTATATTTGTAGCATTAACCCATTGCTGTCCTAAACTATTCATAGTATTGGCATAATCACCTAAGTATTGATTATTAGCGTTACTTTCTTGAGATCTTAAACTAGCTATAGCTCTATCAGTATTAACAGCTGATTGTAATCTATAAGCTAAGTTAGCTCCTGTATTAGTATTAATTTGGCTAGCATTATAATTACTAGTAGCTCTATTACGATTTAAATCTTCAATAGCAGGATTAATATCATATCTACGTCTACGCATAGTATTAGTAATGCTAGTAGCATATGGGTTATATACTGCATCAACTGTTTCAGGTCTACCAGTAAATAGATTAGACATAATAGGAGTTAAAGAAGCTATACCTGACAATGCGCTTCCAACTTTACCAAATAATTTATTACGTATATCTGCTCTAGTCTCTCTATAACTAATATCATTAGGTGTAGCACTAGAAGACTATACAGCATCATAATCTGTATCATATACAGGATCTACTGATGGAGCGTCATACCAAGTAAATGGTAATTCTGGTTTACCTTCATCAATTAATCCTGTATTCGTAGAAGTAGAAGTTGCTTTACGTCTACGTGTTGGAGTACTAGTACTTACAGTAGCTGTAATCGATGTAGGTTGTGTATTATTAGGATTAACTGGTACATGATACCATTGATTATTACCAGTTCCCCACTGTACTCCAGCCCCCCATTTACGATTAGGATTATAGATAGCATCTACTATTCTATCTCCTAAACCAGGTTTAATCTCATCACCTAAAGCAGCTGCTTGTATCTACTTAGTCTTAGGTTTAATACCTTTACTTTGTTTAACAGATTCCTACATAGCAAACAACTAATCATGAATCATATTATTGTTCATTTCATTTAGTTTTGCTGCATTCTCTGCAAATCTGTCATTATATTTACTTTTTTTCTTTGCCATCATTTTCTCACCAAGTTGTGCAAATGTTTCTTTTCTACCAGGTACTTTAAGTTTATCACTTAGTACTCTACTACCTTCAGGTAAACTAACTAAATTACTATCCGTAGGCTTATTGTTCTCTGGTACTTTACTTATACTTCCATCGGGAGTCTATATTAATTCACCATCATCTACATACGCTAGAGAAGAGGACATTCCGCCATTAGCCATAGTATCTGTATTCATCCCTATCATAGCTTCATATGCTTCACTTTGTAGGTAATTAGTACCTTGTACAGCGGCTCTATTACCATAAGTATTCTTCTTAATTGCTGCTCTTTTCCTACGAAGTTTTCTATTACTAAATGCTCCAATTAGACCACTACCAAGACTACCTTCATCATAATCAGTAAAAGAAGTCATTCTAGCCTCTTCACCGGATCTACCTATTAGCCCTATACCTGCTCCTACTGCAGCACCAATTGGACCGGCAACTTGGAAACCAGTAGCTGCACCACTGGCTATGTCACTTACAGATTGTGCAGCAGCTTGCCCTCCTGTAGTAGCGTTAGATTTCTAAAAAGGAGTAGTTAAAGTATTTAATATATCAGGAGCACTTTCAAGCATGTTATTCCCAATTTCTTTGAATTGAGTTCCAAATGCATATGCTGGTACTTTTGTTTTCTTTTTACTTTTCATATCAAATTAATGAATTTCTGTATGTTGTTGTAATCTATGGTATTTCAAAAGTATGATCTATATCAGAATCTAACTCATAATCGCATATCATATACTTACCTCTTAACCTAGCAGGTAACGATAACGCATCTTCATTCTTATCTGCTCTAGGTGCTGGGAATCTAAATGTATCTTCTCTATAATCAGTTATTATATGTTGTTCAGGAGTAATAACATTACCTTCTTCATCAAGTTCTTCTTTAGTATGTTCTCTAACTGATTCTTGATGTTTGGTACTGAATTTCATATAATCTATGATATCGTCCTTAATAGACTCTTGATTACCATCTCTAAACTCTCCTTGTAATCTAACATTATCAAATACTTTAGTATAAGGAGCATTCTTATTAATAACTATTTCTAATTTAGCTTTTCTATCTAAAGGAGTTAACCCTATTACTCCAGTATCATGTATAGTATGCAATTCATTATCTTTTATTGCTACTACTCTATCAGAAATAGGTAACGACCATTTAGGGTTAAATGTATAGAAAGATGTAAATCTACCTAACTATTCATTAAATATCAACGGCTTATTAAGTACATTGAACCATACTTCATTATACTTTTTATCAAACAAAGACACGCATTTAGTTCTATCTTCTTTAATATTTTTATTAAAGTAAGATTGTACCTATTTCTCTTTAGATATTTGACTTACTTGACCAGTATAAGAACATATTTCGTTCTTATCATAATCGTACCAATAAAGCACATTATCTGAATTAATTATACTTTTATCATTCTTAATAGATGAACCATTAGTAGTAGTTACATAGTCAAATCTACTTAATATACCACCAGTACCTAATACTAACTGATTTACATTATCATCAGTAATAAGTGACCTTTCATTGACAGAAGCTACTCCTACTCCAGTATCTTGGAAATAGAACAGTCTATCCTTAAATACTTTTAGATTGGTTATATCTCCCCACTGATTATCTACATCTAAATAATCAGCTACTTTGAATTTAGACCACTAGTCTATTACTTCATTATTCGTTTTAGCCTATGATGTTAGTATTCTGTTAGTATATTTAACATCCTTATCAGCGTACATAGAATTAGGTATATATAGTTTACCAGTATTCTATGCGGAATAAACAGAATTATATACAAAATAAGGAAGATCTTGTACGTGTATATCCTACATCTAAGTAGGCCCTAACTGTAACCAAGAGTCTGCAAAGTTTGAACTGGTTACGGTTCTATGAATCTAATCACCGTGAAATAAATTCATATTAATAGAACTTTCAAATGGTATATAAGCTCCTATGTAATTCTTCATACCATCCCATTCCTTAGCATCAGGTAATTGAAATAACATAGTATTAGGATAATCTAATAGACTTAAATAAGTATCTCCTCCAAATACATATTTACTATCATGTGCTGCTATACTTATGTATACAGAATTCTGTCTAGATGAGAATGTATTACCACCATATATAGAATTACCATCACGTTTAACATTAAATACAGGAATAGCATTAGTAGAATCAAAAGGATGAAGTTCTGGATATTTACTAGTAGGTACGCTATTAAATCCAGAGAATACATTCTATAATTCTGGTACATGGGCTATAATACACGGACCAGCTGGGCCTTGTAATGATTGATTATCATTATGAATAAAATCGGACATAGAGTAATTAGTATAAGTTCTATTACCAACATTTATTCTTTTAGCCACTACATCTGGAGCCCCATACATGTTATAGTCTATGTTAGGCGGATATTTAGCATCTTCAATATATGATGTAGATTGAGATTGCCCAAATGTTGGAACGAAATATTTAGCTATTGATGCTCCACGGTATACCTTATTACCTCTACTATCTTGATAAGGGAATCCTACAGCTAATACATTAAGACCCCATCTGCTACCATAACCTACATATGGCACAGTATCTTGCTGCAATACTCTACCGTCTATCTGAGTAACGTAATCCGCCGCAGCAAATATACTACGACTTACACTATTACCAATAGTATTACCATTTACATAGTTATCTTTAAAATCATCAAACTTGCTATCATTTACTTTACCACCTACAAATGGAGAATAGTATGAGCCTATACCATCTAAGTATACACTTCCTTCAAACAGTTTAGTTGCATCATCACCCTGTACACATATTTCTGGAGATACTAAACGTATATAATCATTTACTCTCATAGTAAGAGAGAAATTACCGATATCTTCCGCTGTACCTGTTGATATTGTCAATTGTTCACCAATCAAACTACAGAAGAAAGGAGTAGGTCTCATCTCCAAACTACTATCTAATTCAGATCCCTATCCTACATATTTATCCTGCTCTTGAATTCTATACTCATATACGTAGCTACCTACTGTTTGCATAACTACAGTCCTATCACGTTCAGTTCTATCACAACGAACTATCTCGTAACTCACTGCACCTACAGGCATCTTCTTTACTTTAAATTCTATACCCAAAGCATTACCTATAAGAGTATTGTTCTCATATCTAAACGGAGGCATTTGAGAAGCATGAGGCATTCTAATATCACCTATCCAGAGTACAGGAGAAGCTACAGATTTATCATTATAGAATATTATACCAAATCTATATATTTCATCTCTCTGATAGCCTCTATAATTAGCAGCTATATACGGATCAGCATAATTAGGTATATATGGATTATTCTTCTATTCTTCAGTAGGCTGTACTATTTCAGGCATTTTATTATCGCCTCTGTTTATATATCTAGTATTATTCCTAACCGTAGGTACATCCATACTACAGGATTGATTCAATCTAAACTTATCTTGTTTACTACTTAGATTTATATCTGTAGTTACAAAGGAATACTCTATATTAATGCCGTAACCACCTAATTCACCTTCCTTATTGTATATATATACATTCTAGGAATCAGATGCATCCTTTGTATACTTTGTGTTATTAAAAGGATTTATACAATCATGAGTAGTAGGAATACGTTTGATAGCTTCATCATCTGTTATAGACAGACGAATATTATTACTATCTAGACTAGATAACAGCTATACACTTCCTTCTGAATTAGCTCTATAAGCTCTAGCATCATAATCATTACCATCTTCATCTTCTGGTATCCAAGTATTCTCTGTTATATTAGCTGCAAATAGCCTGTTCTGCATCTTAGCAAGAGTCTACGCTATAAACTGATAACCAGTCATAGCATTAAATTCGTCTACAGATATATCACTTAAAGTAGCTCCATAATCTACATACTGTATATTTGTCTGACCGTCTGGTATATCTATTTCATCTACTATACTAATAGTAGGAGTAGAGTTATTCTGTTCGTAGAATATACGAATTACTCTTAATTTATTAAAGTCCTAAAGCTATAACTCAGTAGATAGCATTACTGATTTATTTGATGCTTTATTTAGACCAGTGCCTTTATATTCAGAACTACCTTGACTAGTTACACTATTAGTTAAGTGAATTAACTCGCTCATTGGAGAAGTAACAGTCTCAGTACCGTGTACATTAAAAAGCTAGTAACAATACGTTACCATTCCAGCTTTAAGATTACCTTCAGATAACCAACGGAACTTAAATGGTAATAAACTTACTACTGGAGTTATTTCTAATGAACCAGGGTTGATTATATTTCCATTCTCATCTATAAGATTAGAATTGTCTATATACTCATTACTCATTATGTTAACAATCTTAATAGGACTGTTTCCATCAGTAAAGTATATCTTTATATTAGTATCTGATTCATAGTTACCTACAATACTTAGTGTGGGATTCTTAGATAAATCTTCACACAACCCTAGAGCTCCTTTACATACTAATTTGATTTGAGGCATATTACTATCAAACCCCATTAATCTGTATATCTTATTAATGTTATCAGATGTTTTAGTTATTACTACCGCAATATCATTTATAGTAGTAGTACCTATTATCGTCTCATCTTTAGGTATAATAGTATCGTATCTTCTAGGGTTCTCTATACTTTGTAATACTCCTGTAGTTCCTCCATCGTTGGTGACAACACGGACATCCTCAGCGTATCTGTACTGAGTATCCGGTATCAAATTTACGTCCTAGTCCATATTAAGACCACCCGTAAACGTATTAACTTGTGCAGTATTACTTATCATATCAATCTTAATGCGCTATCTTGGTTATATAATATCTGTTCTTCGCCACTGGTACTGAAGAAAGTATCGTGGTCGTTCATCTCAGGATACAACTTATGGTAAGTGTTCTTTATCGATTCTATCTCATCCGGTCCAGGCATCATGGCTTCAGCATATGCTTGTTTACGATAGAAGTTGTAAGAGTTACGTATATCATAGTAATCTCCCTAGCTTATTTGACCTTTTAATTTCTTAGGATACATTAGTTTCATAGTGACGTACCAGTATATAGCTTCTTTATAAGATTCTAAGTCTGGTATCATTGGCATACTATCTTCATCAGTATATATAGCATAATAGGATATCTTAATGTATCCTCTAGGTACATTAGTCATTATATAACCAGGTTTGGTCATATACTATAAATCATAACTATACATAGTACCATCTTTATGCCCTATTCTGTTACCTAGATAACTACCGTTTGCTGTAGGTACGGTATTCTAGTTTATCAATACGCTTAATGTTTCTCTAAGGTTGTTGTCCTCATTTAACTTGTCTAATGCTTCTCTATCATTAGTAAGATTAAACATATTCTTAACTAATGGAAACATAGCAGCATCTTGTACTAACCTACAAGCTTTGCTACAACATTGATTATCATGAGATACACCGAAACTAGATGTAGATTTTCTCATAGGTAACCATCCACTATTACAGCAGTATGAGTACGCTACCTAATCTAATTTATACAAATCACAAGGTAATGATACTTGGTGACATTCTATCGGAAGTATTTCTACTTTATGTTCAAACTACTATATAGCTCCAATCTTAAGTATGGATTCCATAATCCACTCCCGAATATCTGTAATACGTATCTCATCTTCTCTTAGATCGAGATCTGCTATTACTTTAGCTACTACAGAAGCTGAACTAATCATACGATTATTTATCATAATTCTGGGTAATCTTTTGTTTTGTTGAATATTATTTGAGCTAAATTTCTCTTGTTATCTCTTGAAGCTATAAACTAATACTTAGTTTTATTAGTAAGCAAACTGTCTTTCTTTGACCAAAAGAATCTATACTTATAATAATTACTATGGTCATTAAGTAGGTATACAGGCTTACCAGTTTCTTTTGTAGCTTTCCAGTCCCATCTAAGACTCTTGCCTGTGAATTCTTTTGGCTAATGTTTAATGATTTGTAAAGTACCTAATCTACATGGAAACTTGAACTCTTTACAACTGTACATCACCTCATCTCTAATGTACTAAAAATAGTCATTAATGATATTTTTATATGTCTATAAGTCAATATCGTATGGAGTATTAGGTTCTATGTACTATTTATAGCTTTCATAGAAATCAGTAGTAGTATAACTCTTTCTCTAATATTTCATATATCAATTATTTATTACTAACTCTGTTCTATGTATCATCATGCGCATCATTGGTATCATCACTAGGCATAGTAATCATAAAACGTAATTCTCTCTCTAATATCATCTATGTAATAGTTGGTATCATTGCAGACGGTATAGGAAACTCGTTGTCTGGATCAAAGCAAGCATTAAGTTCTGTAGGATCTTCAGCTATTACATCTACACTGATATACTCTAGCTGATTAGAATCACCATCTACGTATATTCTGTTATTCTTAACCCATGCGATATAATCTTTACATGTAGCTTTTCTATACTTCTATAATTTAGCTTTAGTACGACTACCTATCTAAATTACATTACCAAACATATCACGTACATTTATTACTCCAGGTCTATAGTTAAAGTTTATTAACTTAGGGAGTTCTTTATCTCCTACATATGTAAAATAACCCGGTACAGTTTCTTCACGGTCTAAATGGATAGGTTCTATAGTAGTAAGATAAGCTTCGCTTACATCGTGCCCTTTATCGATCTACTATTTTATCAACATAGATCTATATCCAATGACCCATTTCTCTATTTGAGCTCTGTTTAAATGTTCAGACTCAGCTACGTTGTTATTACGAGCTATGAGCAGTATATTATCAATTATTTCATTAAGCGTCATTATCAAATCTCCATTTATAATTTAACACTCTGTTAATCTTCCCTAAACAATTTTTTCTTATATCTACTTCTCTATTAATATTGCCATATACCACCTTTGCAGCATAACTCATAGAATCCCATGTATCAATATAATTATCACTCAAATCAAACCTATGTACTTTGGTTCCCCTACTTTTTCTATATTTTTCCATTCGAGTGCCATAGTTCAAATTATACTTTGCATCACACCATTCTAGATTGTTTACATTATTGTTGTGTGGATTTTCGTCTTTATGGTTTATATGTGGCAAATTATTTTCATTACTTAAAAAAGTAATTACTACTAATCTGTGCACTCGATATCTTTTTCTATTCTTGTTAATATTGCATAAACCTACAGATAAGTAATCATTCCTATCTACTTTAGGAATTAATATTTTCTCAGGAAAACTGTGCCATCTTCCATGAGTCCCATCATACCACTCCTCCCAAGTTACTCTACCAAGACTTTTTATTCTTCCTAATGTACTAGCTTGATATAAACCTTCGTAACCAGGAATATCTTTCCATTCTTCTTTTAATGACATGTCTATTTATTTTAATAACGTTATAAGCCATATAACGCATTTTAAGGCCGTTATAGGCACTTTCTATTATTAGCAATACAATCCTTTAATTTAAGTAATAGCGGTCTTAAAAGGGCTTAAAATAAAAAAGGTTGATCTTATTGACCAACCTTATCCATTGCATTCTTCATATCCTAAGGGAGCATTTCCTTCATAGGTGGTGGTACCATCTAATTAGCTTTCCTTATTATATTTTTTAATTCGTTAACTTCTTTTTGTAAAGCAATTATCTCATCATTCTCTTTTGCAGGCTTATCATTTATTCCTAACCTATTTAGGAGAGTCTAACACTTAGCCATCTCTTCATCGCATTTAGCTATGGCTTCTTTTCTTTGTTTATATGTATCGTATTGATTACGTACTATATTTATAATTTCTTGTTTATCAGTAGATATAGTAAGACCTATAGAATTATCTGTTATAACTGATTTATTCTCAGGTATAGTAAACTTCTTAGTCTCTCCATTACACTATATAGTTATATCTACTACTTTCTTTCTGGGTTGATTAGGCATAGGGAACTATCCTGGTGGTAGTGGCTCATCATATATTGAACTTACTTGAGTAACGGAACCTTCATTATACTCAGTAGTCTTCTTGAATGTACCAACTACTTCTATTATATATACCTTGTCACCTATATTTAATTGATTGAATAACATAATAAGTTAGTTTTATAAGGGCTCAATTAAGAGCCCTTTTGTTTATTATTACGCACCTGGTGCGGTTATATTTGCAGGATAAGCATTCACTAACTAATAGACATTATTACATTTATTATAATATATTAAATATCTAAAGTTTAGTTGTAGGTCACCTGCTTGTACATCTTCTTGTAGAGCGTTGCGAAGCATAGATTGATTATTATTTTCACTGTTACCATCTGATAAACCTACTGGTAATGAAGCGCTAGCTTCAGCAGAAGACTGCCTTACATCCAGAAAGAATAATCCTTCGTTTGGTAAACTTCTATACTCTTGATAATTAACGTCATATCTTACTTCAGTAGAAGTAGCTACTACACCAGTAGTTTTAAGTACTGGAATTCCAGATATAGTATTTAATCTTCTACGACGCCTTCCAAATAAAAATGGACCCCAAAATGGGAATAACGGTTGTACATTATAGAAAGGATACATAATTACCTCCTTTCTTTATTAGCAACCACAACCACAACCATTGTTATAACCTACTCCATTAAAGGCTGCATCACCAGCATAAGCTCCCATAGCAGCAGCTCTAAATATTTCAGGATTATAGCATGACAATTGCGGATAAGGAACGCTTACTGTATTAGGTAATTTGCATTTAATACCATCTACATCTGATTGTAAAGAATTCAACTTAGTTACAATCGGAGCAGTAGCAGAGCTAATCATATTACCGAAAGTAGCCGTTTGGTGTTCCTGACTTAACTGAGTAAGCAGTGTAGAGTTTCTCTCACGTAAACTATCAATCTTATCAAGCAAAGCCTGATTCTGCATAGCATCTAACTTAGCAATTATAGATTGAGTATTAGCTGTACCACTATCACGAAGAGCTAAAGTATTACTGTTCATAGTATTAACTAAGTTATTAGTCTGATTACATACAGACAACTGGTTTTCATAACCCATCTTAGTAATATTGTTATTTACAGCATCAATAGATCTCTGAGTAGTGCAACAGCAATTAGCTAACTCAGAAGCAAGAGATGCATTACCTGAAGTAATAGCATTGATTACTTCACAGCTAGACAATTTAGTATCACAAGAAATCTGACTTACACCAGAATTGATAGTATTAAGAGCTGTCTGAACAGCATTAATATCACAATTCAAAGTATTAGACAGTGAGCTTATAGCTGCCTTATTGCCATTAATAGCTTGCATTAACAGGCTGGTATTAGCATCAGTATTCAGCTGAGAAGCTAAACGACCTGCGTCATTACCTCCACGACCGAAACCGTTACCACCAAAACCACCCCAGCAGAAGAAGATCAAAATGATCCAAATCCACCACCAACCGCCGTTTCCACCGAAACCACCGTTGTTCATCATAGCCATCAAAGCAGCCGGATCCATACCTTTATTAGCGTTTTGCATTAAAGCAGCAAGACCAGCATCAATACCACGATCCTGCACAATAATTCTATCTTCTAACATAATTGATTTAATTTAAAAATTGATTTTTATTAATATCTAACGTAGCGAACTGCTTTGCCACGTCCATATTCTGAGTAAGGTTCATACTCTTTTTCTCTTTCGAGCATGTGTTCGTAATCATCGTCATAATCTCTAGCTCTGCTAGTAGAATATACTCTACGACCACCACGCATCATGCCACCTCTTCTACCACCTCTACGGAATAAGCCTATGCGTTCAAATTCGTCATCATCATCATCTTCGTATTTGTCACGCTTTTCAACTTCTTCCTCATAGCATTCCATTTCAGCTTGTCTGATCTTATCACACATAACGTAAATATAGTAATACCACATCTTACCTTCATCAATGTCTTTATCATTGATCCAAGCCTTTGCCAATTCAACAAAATGCTTAGTACTATTAGAGTTAGTCATACTTATAATTACTTTATAGTAATCAGAATAAACCATGTTAAGTGCTACGAACCAATCATAACGGTTAAATCTGCTACCCAGATTTATTCCGTACTGACTAGCTAATGCGGTAGTTTCCTCTACAGACCAATGTGGTCCACGAGTACCGTCCTCATTTTCCATTTTACTTACAGCTTTACGGGCATGTTCCTCATTGAAGTGAGGACCGTGTTCTGCTTCGTAAGCCTTTACACGAAATATTCTATGCATATTATTATTGATTAATATTATTGAATATATTGATTTTACTTAGGTAACTCAATTATGCGAGTATTGGTTACCTCGATTATTGGATTACTGTTAACTATCTGATATTTTTTGGTACGTATCTTCTTCCAATCAAAGTGGAAGAACCTAACGAAGCCATTACGGTACTTGTTCTTGTATTCTTTCTTCTCTTCTACAAACAAAATCTATTGATTCTTAATATCTAATGTGGCTTTAAGGATTGAATCCTTTCTACTAACTATGATAGTTGTTAATGGATTAATTTTAAGTTCTTCGTCAAAATCTATTAACTTATGTTTTATAATAGTTCTAACTGAATCTTTAATCTCGGTATTGATTACATTTATATTAGTTAGGTTCTTGTCTTTGATTTTAAGCTTTTTCTAAGCATCCTTGGTTTCTTTTAATAAACTATCATTACTAGTATTTAGTTCTTCTATAGTAAGCTATAGTACTCTGTTTAACTATTCTTTCTAGGATGCTAGTTGTTCATAAGCTCTAACATTGTTAGTTATTCTGTCAATCTCTTTATTCTTTTTCTGTAGCTAATGGTTCTAAACAAAAACAGTCGCAATAAGTAAACTAACTAAACCTACTGCGACTGCTCTGAAATTCCTTGTAAACCAATTAACTATCAACTTTAGTATTGGAATCATCTGGTAATTCTTTATCTAATGATATATCTAAATATTTCTCTCCTTTTGCTTTTATAACCTTTTTGAGGATTTTCCATATTTTCCATTTAGGATATAAGTCGCTAAATGATTCTAGTAACGACCAAAACTCAACTAAGGCTATCATTCCTGCTACTATTTCTACAGCATGCAGGTTAATAGAGGTTACTACCAGCTAATCTATTATTGACGCACTAGTTATTGCTACTGTTGCATCTCTAGTCTTCCATATAGTTTTCCATGCTTTATGTGATTCAATCTTAGGATGCCCATATTTTTTAGAGACTTTATAACCATAGATAGCATCAAGTAGTATCAATATACCGACAGCAGTGATAGGAACCCATACAGGCGCGAATATAGAAAGTAGCCCAGTTATAACAGAAGCTACGCATTTATCCGCACTACTGAACATGTTCTTAAATATTGACATAGTATGTTCTCCTAATTGTTGGTAATTCATAGATAGTAGCTGATAATAAAAATCAAATAAGCCCTGACAGATTAAAAGGGGAGTAAAATCTGAGAGGGCTCGAAATTCCGTTTGAGATTATAATTATATAACGATAAGGTTTATTTAAGGTTTACATTTTGAAAATCTTCTTGCATAAACTAATAGCTCTTTATAGCGTAATATCTTCAGACTCATTGTCTGAGTTACTGCTGATTTACTCACGACTGCAACCTTTTATTGGTTAATTAAAACCAGTTTTCTTCAGATTCTATAGAATCCAATTGTTCATAATCCTCATCATTTAACTCTAATGTAGCTGGAGCAGCTGGCAATGCCGGTTCACCATAGAAGGTAATTCGAGTCCCGACATTACCAGAGGAAGCGTCCAACCCATTGCTAGAATTCAAAATGAACAAACCCGCATCAGACCCATTGTCCGAGCCACAGCCGATTAGAAGAGTTCTAGGAGTAGCTACGGCATTCGTCCAGTGATAATCACAATAATAAGTTGTAGCACTAGCTCCATTTCCTACTACAGTTGGGAATAGATCTGCCTAATTATTATTAACGAGTTTTTTTACATATTGACTAGTAATTGTACTTTCTTTAAAGTCTTGTAACTCATAACCTGCTGCAATTAACTGTTCTGCAGTAGGATTATCACCTCCTTCAAACGTACCAAACTTAGTATAATCTTTGCAGATATATACGCTATTGTCAGTACCAGCAATTACTACATCGATTACATTTTTCCATACATGACCAAATGGATTCTCAATACCACGGTATCTAGGAACATTAACTACCTTAGTACCAGTAGACGTACCCTCTGCATTAGTATTAGTATGTGTATATTCGATTATACCAGTACCGTTACCTAATGAATTAGTAGTACCGCAAGGTACAAATGAATAAGTAGTAGCTCCATTTACAGTTACAGTTCCTGAAGTTACTCCATCACCTAAACCACCTTGATGATAACCTTCTGCAGTTAAATTAGCATTAAATGCTTTCTGGCTATTCAATGTAGCATATTCTACTACGAATAACCAAGTGAGATCTCTGTGAGCATCATAAGTATAGATATTCCAGTTGTTGGTTCTATTGTTATTTCTAGCCATAGTCTGGAATTCTGTTCTAGTTTTGCTTATTATAGGAGCAGCATTACGAACTTGAGTTCTTAATAAATTATTATGACTTGAACTATCTAGATTTACACTTCCCTCGTATGCACCGATATATTTCTTCTCTACTTTAGTGTAACCAGGAAGATTGTATTCACTCATACGGATTTCAACTGTATTATCTGGAGTAGCTATAAGTAATCTATAATGTTCTGGAATTTCTACAAAAGCTTCTATACCAACCCCACTACTATCAGGAGTTGTATTAGTACCATCTTCCCACTTATTCCAGTCATTTGCCTTTAGATACTTCTTAACATTATCACTATTGTTAATAGTACATCCTCTCATCTTACTCTGGATAGGAAGTGTTTTATGCATTTCCATATTACCAGTACGTACACCATCAGGACTAGAGCTATTAGCTAAGTCAAACTTAACTCCATACCACAGTTCATTCTCATTTCTACTGAGCTTACCAATCTCTTCATCAAGAGTAACAGCTGCACTTATAGCACTAGGACTATTTGCTAAGTAATTAGTACTTGATAAGTCAGGCATTTCATTAGCTTCAGTTAAACCTACCTTATCATTTACTTTAAGTAAAGTAGTTCTAAGCTCTGTAATATCTTGATTTAAAGCTGTTTCTAAACTATCAATGTTACCTTGCAGTTCTGTATCCTTAGCTTTAAGTTCTTTCACTGCATTCTCTCTTGCAACTTTTTCATCATTAATTGCATCAGGAAGAGTTTCATTAATAGCTAACTTTTCAGCACCAGTCATTAAACCAGCAACAGTATTAGTAGCAGGAGTAATAGTAATATCAGCTAAAGTAGACTGTACATATTTACCACCACTCTTTTCTACTCCAGTAAGACTAATAGTGATATTATTAACATCAGTCTAGTCTAATTGGAATGTACTCAGCAAGTTATCAGGCATAGAGTTAACTACATTCTCCATAGCTTTACCCTTACCACCATCATAAGCAGTACCAGTAATATCACCAATAATAATAGCATTAGAATCGATGTGTACCCATTGTGAACCGGACCATCTAAACTGATAACTTACTTCACCAGGAGTTACATTGACATATATTTTATCTCTTTCACCTACTATAGGAGTTTCATGTTCAGCATCTGCATATAACTGTATATTCTAAAGTACTCCAGTAGGAGATACAGTATAAGTAGCGTATGCATCCATTACATCATCAACATATGAAGGCAATTGACTAGCAGGTACTTTACCATTGCCATCAAGTTCAGCAAGACCATTGGGTTGACCCTTTAATGCTTTGAAGCCCTGTAAGTCTTCATTCACATCATCAATCTTAGTATCCAGTCTATCTACTTGAGCTTTTACAGCAGCATCACCTTTATTAATAGCATCTACTATACTAGTACCTTTAAAGTAGTTATTGCTACTATTATCAGGTAAAGATATAATGTCACTATTCTTATCATAGTTTAAACCAACAGATTGAACGATCTCTTTAATGTGAGTCCATTGGTCTACATTAGCATCTCTATTCAGTGGTATCCATTTCTTAAGATCAGGACTATATGACTTAATAACATTACCAGTACTGTCTGTTGCTAAGTCAATCCAGTAAGAAACCTCTTTAGGATTTGGAGCATACTTAGATGCTATGAAATTAGGATTTTCTTGTTTAACCATATTTGCAAATATTTAATAATTAAATAATCTCCTGTTCTGGAGTATCGTATTCTTTCTATCTCGTATATTCATCATTGAAATATACAATATTGTTTTCATTATGTTATTGGATTTAATGCTACAACTTGACCAGCTTCAGTCTTATCAAAGTAATTAACTACAGCAAATTCCTCATCTGCTGCCTAACCGTCTCTACTGCTTACATAACTCCTAATAAACTGCTGACCTCTCTTTTCACTATTACCCGCTACATATCCATATCTGAATGCAGTACTTATACTATCGTTGTATATAGTGCCATTCTCATTCATAGCGATTACTTTAATCTATCCTTCCTCAGTCATAGTATCAGTATTCAGACATCTAACAGATCCTATTATTATATCTCCGTCTACATTAGTCTAATCATTCCACGTCTTATACTATTTACCATTAAATGTAACATAACCATTAACGGAAGTACTTAAAGTACCTTTATATGTAAAGTCTCTCTATATCGTTAAATTGGGCATACCTTCTACGCTATCATCTACAGGATTAATTTTATACCATCCATCAACGTATTTAACAGCTTCTCCAACCCATATTTTATTAGGCATACCTTCTTCGGACACCCAACCATCTTTATCAGCGAATACAAATGATTGACCTGTTACTCCCATATCACTACCCTTCATTTGATGTGCTTTTACTATAACTCCTCCTTTATAAGCAGTGCATTCAACAGTCACAATACCGTCATTTTTATTTCCAAACCAGTTTCCTCTAAGCTATACAATTAACTATTCCGGCATAGTTAAACTAGGATCATTAGTATATACATCTTGTATGGATTTAATGTCTACCATTACACACTCTGCTCCAGATTGAGTGTTATCACCTCCCCAGTATAAAAACGGTTGAGTTCTATTTTCAGACGAACCCCAACTCCATCCTACTATTTCACTAGGGATACTAGGAGCGTTAGTGATGTTAGTACCGGTATCAAAATCTCTACCGTTAGAATCAGTCCATATGAATCTCAACTATATACTATTGAAATCATAGAAGTAAGCTACATCATCCCTAGTAGGCCATATATGATTTACTCCATCAAATACATCAGATATATTAGTATTGCCTACAGTTCTCTTTTGTAGGGGAACTGCTCGTCCCCCTGCTATACCTAACTCTAACATTACTCACTCTCCTCATCAATAATATTATAAGTCATACCTGCTACTTTAGTAAGCTAATTATATTCAGCTTCAGTACCAGTCCATATAGGTAATGATATCTTACCATTATTAGCACTAGGTAATGCTAAAACAACGCCAGTACCTTTGTTCATTGCCTGTTGTACTGGATCTAATACAGATATCTTATTCTCACTAATAAGTTTATTTATTAACTGAGTAATGTACTCTTCATCAAGCAGCTCACCAACATTACCAAGATTATTTTCAATACTAGTAATCTTATTGTTAATGCTAGTTATACTCTGTTCAATATCATCTATACTAGACTCCAGATTAGTAATCCTGTTATTAACAGTAGTTATCTTACTATCTAGATTATTTATTTTGCTGGTAAGTTCAGATATACTTTGATTAACTTCATTCTTAAAATCTCCTATTGAAGATTCTATAGTAGTATCTATGTAGTCTTTGATTCTACTATCATTAATTACTAAATCAACAATCTAGTTTATAGGAGCTTTATAGTTATAATCCTTTTCAGCTACAACCATGTATTCACTACCTTCAAGATTGCGCTTAGGATCTAGCTCCAATATCTTTATGCCATCACATTTATTCATAACTATTACTCTTTAAAGAATCCACTAGGAGCACTTACTTTATTAAATACAACACTATCAGTAGTAGCTAACGATAATTGAGCTCTAGTAACTACATGAGGATTATCTCTTCTAGCAGCGTGAGTATCAATAGCATTCTGCGCATTAGTAATTAACTGTTTAAGCTCATTAATTTGGGATTGTAAGTTATTATCTGCATTAGTTCTATTCTCAATCTCTTGATTAATTAATTCAGTAAGGTCAGTAACTTTACCGTCTACATAAGTCTTAAGTTCATTCTTAGCTTTAGTAATCTCACTATTTACATAGCTTCTTAAATCACTAATTTGCTGATCAATCTTACTATCTAACTCTTGTATATTCTGAGTTAATTCAGTAATCTTTTGTTGAATAGAACTTAAATCTCCACCTATTACTTCAGTTATGTCTTGACGTATCTCTTCAATACTAGAATTGATATTAGTAATATCTTGATTTATATCATCAATGTTATTATTAATGTTTGTAATATCCTACTTGACATTATTAATATCACCTTTAATATTGTTAATCTCATTTCTAATATTACTAATCTGAGTAGTTAATTCTTCTACTTTCTGATTAACGTACTACCACAGTTTATTAACTTCCTCTTTCAGTTCATCTTTAAATTCAGCTAATTCATTTCTGATTTCAGTTATAGAATCATTAATAAACTATTCTATCTATTCAAGAGCTTTATTGATATAATCAATGATAGCATCTGCTTGCGTACCATTCAAATCAAGCATCTCCCATGTATTAGTATCATTACGATAATACCTAATACAACCACCATAGTAGTTAGAAGTAATATCAATCCAATAATCTACTTCTAGAGGATTAGGCTATACATCTGATGCTCTAAATCTAACTATCTCTCTCTGTAACATATGTTATGCTTTAAATGTTGTTATTTTATCTTCTGTGCCAGAGTCATATACATCAAGATGGACCCAGTCACAATCTTCCTCTAAACGTATCTTACATGGCAACAATAAAGGTTTAGCCTTTATTATCTCTCTTATTTCTTCTGCAGTCTTATCATCACAAGTAAAGTCAATAGCATTACCTGTTACATGTGCTGATACATATACACTTTTCTTACTCTTTACTAAAGGACACAGGTTACAACGCATACCTCTTTGATGCATATTACCAATATTAATATGCATTGGCATACGTAGTATATCTGTACGTAGACATAATAATACATGTAGTAACTAAGTACTTAAGAACATCCATGACTATTCTCCAAATCTACTATATATGTGATTACATACTAATTCCTTTACGTCAAAGTAAAGTTTAAGTTGTTTAATTATTTCTTCTCTCGGCATCATTGTTATTCATCATTA